AAACACATCTTGTCAACTTGGTTCAACATTTCAATTTATTTTTTATCTTTCTTTTCTTTCTTCTCTTTTTTAGCCTTATCTTTTTCTTCCTTTTCTTTAGCCTTCTTTTCTTCTTCCTTGGCTTTCTTTTCTTCTTCTTTCTTCTTTTTCTTTTCGTCTTCCTTATCTTTCTTTACCTTTTTCTTTTTCACAACAGCCTTTTTCTTTTTGCCTTCTTGAAGAACTTCTTCATCATCAGGCATGAATCTGTTAGCAGCTGCAACATAGTGGTCTAACAATGTTGCTGGTTGTTTAGGCATACCTTCTGCTTGTGGATGGTTTACTTGTGAAATTGATGCTCCACCAGCTGGCATTGACGGTGCTTTGGGCATTCCCTCGCCAGGTTGAGGTGTATAACTTAAGGCTGCATTAGATGGTGTCTTACCATCTTTAGGCATACCTTCTGCTTGTGGCATGTTATGAGTCTGAGGTGACTGTGTATAACCACTTGCAGTTTTTTCTTTCTTCTTCATGTCTTTTGCATCAGCACCAGTTGTTTTAGGTTCGCCTTCAGCTTGTGGCATGTTATGTTTCGAAATTGAATTTCCACTCTTATTCACTTCAGATGCTGGACCTTTAGGCATACCTTCTGCTTGTGGCATGTTATGTTTTGAAATTGTTCCACCAGCTTTTGCTTCCCAACCAGTCATTTTAGGTTCGCCTTCAGACTTGTTGCTTGATGTTTTAGGAAGGCTATCTGGTTGACCCTTGCTTGGTGATGCAGGTTTTGCTTTCCATCCAGCTTCTCCAAAAAGAATCTTCCTTGCTGATATAATATCATCATGAATTGAATCGCCTTCAGGGTCATAACCTTCTTCAGCTACTTCTTCTTCATCTTCACCTTCATCGGCTTCCATTGCACCTTCTTCATCTTCCTCAACTTCATCTTCATCGTCTTTAAGATTTTCTTCGCTTTTCTCAAGTTCAGCAATCTGGTCAAGATCAAATGTCAATTCTTCGCCATCTGGATCTTCGACATTAATTGTCTGTTCATCTTCGTCTACGCTAAGAACAAGATATTTTGTATCTTCGTCTTCGCCTTCGATGGTTACTTTATCGCCCTCTTCGACTTCTTCCTCTTTTTCCTCATCTTCTTCTGCGGCTTCTTCTTCAGGTGATTCTTCTGGAACTTCATCCACAGGAGTTTCATCTTCAGGGGCAGTTTCTATTTCTTCTTCTTCTTCAACAACTTCTTCTTCAACAACTTCTTCAGTTTCTTCTTCAACATTTTCTTCTTCAACATCTTCTTTGATATTCTCTCTGAAGTCGCCTTCAATGTCTTCCCATGTGATTGTGTTTTCTTTTTTCATAATATTATCCTCTTTTTGTATATTTTCATTTGAATTATTTTCTTCTTTAGATTCATCAACTGGAGGTTTATTTTCTTCAACTGTTTCTTCTTCAACAACTTCTTCAGTTTCTTCAGTTTCTTCTTCAACATTTTCTTCAACTGCAGGTTCTTCAGGGTCAACTGCTTTCTTTTTAGGTCTACCTCTTCCTTTTTTCTTTGCTGTTTTACCACATGCTTCCATCTCAAGGTCTATACCATCAGTAGCAGGTCCAGTTACAACGACAGGCTCAACAGGTGCTGAAGCTGGAGATCTTCTACCTTTATCAACATCATTATTGATAATAATCTTTATATCGCCTTCAGAAAGTTCTTCAACCTTCCCAACGATATAATTCATATTCTCTTTAAGAAATTCCACATCAACAGACTCAGGTGTCTTTTTAACAAATTCGTTTTGGATTTTGTGTAGTGCATAACTCTTGTTAGTGTACTTCTCTCCAAAGGCTTCCTTAATTACAGCAATAGTTTTATCCCATCTCTCTTTAATTATCTTTTTGGTATTGCTGACATCCTCTTGTTCAAATTCTTGTAGATAATCCAAAAAATCTAACATGTGTAACTCCTTTATTCTTTATCGAAATCTAATTCTTTATCTCTTTCATCATCTTGAAAACCGTAATAATCCTCAAAGTCTTCAAAGTTCTCAATGTCGTTTTCATCCTTATCAATATTATTTATATTCTTTTCATTCCTGTCAACCATATATTTTTCTTTCTACTAAGTATTTATAATATTATCATGTTATTTTTTTCTAAATTAGCTTGTTTATCTAAAATTTGAAGGTTTTTCCAATTAAAACATAATCTCTGGTGATAGCTACATTTAAGATTAAAAGCTGAACATGGAACTATATGATCTATATGATATTCTTTACCACTATAATTATTTATATTAAAATCTAAATATCCATTCTTAATAGCTGTTTCTTGAAGATGGTTCTTTAAAAAGTCCAAAGAACAATCCAAAAGTTGTAAAGATGAATGCTGTCTTTGATTTCTTTTCAAAAACTTTCTTATAGACCTTCTCAAAAGACTAGCTATTCTAAAATTAGTATCCTCCATATATTTTTTTCTTTCATATTGACTAATTTTATCTCTATTATTTTTTCTTTTTAATAATACTTTCTTTTTATTTTTATAATAATATTTTTTAGAATTGATACGCAATTTATTTCTATTTTTATTAGAATATTTTATATTATATTCTTTTACACAATCTTTACATTCTGGTCTTTTATATCTCTTATTTTTGTATATAGTATTATTAGAAAAACAACTAATATCTAATTCTCTACCACATTTTTTACATATCTTAATCATATTATTCACTTTTGTAAAGATTTTTGATATTGAACTTATGAGATATGATCCAATCCTTTTTGTCTTTAAAATTAAGCACGAATACATACTTATTATGAGGTTCAATATCTTCAGGTTTAACATCAATCAAACACCAATTCTGCAAGCAGAACACCGTTGCTTTAAGTCTTAAAATATCATCTTCACAGATGGTATTATAAGCATTTTCTCTTGTTAACTGGAATAACTCTTTGAAATGTGCAATATATGTTTTACCATCTTTTTCATAAAAATAGCACGATGGAAACAAAATTTTCTTTTTTTTGTTGGCTATTCCAATCCGAGAAACTGTTTCGATTATAACTTTCTTATCTGCTTTAAGTTTCACTTCAATCATACTATCTCCTTTTCTATATACTAACTGACAACAAACTTATTTATTATCTTTACTTAATTAAATCTCTACTGACAATCCAATTTTTATATTTTCTATTGTGTTTAATAGAAGCTTGAACTCCACATCTTTGTAAATTATATTGTTTACAAAAATTGTCTAATTTTGTTATATTATTATATTTAATTCCGTTTGGATCAATTAATAAATATTTATATGTTAATCTGTGCGTATTTCCTAACATTTTTTCTTTCATTTTTTTAATAGATTCTTTAGAATGTTTTTTACCTTTATTCGATGGTGATTTTCCCAATCTAGCTAAGCTCATTTTTCTTTTTGCTTCTTTAGAATGGTGTTTTCCATATAACGGATGATTTTTTCCGGCTGTTTTTCCTATTCGATTAATCGATATTTTTTCTCGTATTTCATCGGTTATTTCAGACATTCCTTCACCACCATCTGTCATATTAGTTAAAGGTCCTAAATGAATATTTTTTCTTCCAATATTTTTAATCATTGAAGTTTCTAAATCTAAAGCTTCTTTATGAAACAATGATTCTTTATATTTTATTAAAATTGGATTGTTTTTTGTTATTCTTTTAATTTTTCTAATTTTATTACATTTAAAAGAATTATTATCTATATTATAATATGCTTCATACAAATGAGAATATATTCTTGTTCCTTGACCTTTACCAACATAAAATGGTTCATAATCAAATTCATATTCACCATAATTATGTTTACCTGGTTTTCTTGGATCAAGATAAACATAAACATAATATTTATTAATATTTTTCATACTAATATACTAAACCTCTCGTATAAGATTTCAGAATAGCTGAAGTTACAAGTAAATGTTATTTCTTCTGCTGAACCAGTTGTTAATGCCATAGAACTTAAAGAAAGAAGAAAAGCTTCGGTAAATCTAATCCTAGCAATCAATCTTTTTTGATTATCATTTAAGTGTAATATGATAGATTTAATAGTATATTTTCTTATAAGTTCATCAGTATAATCATCAGAAAGTTCACCATATTTTAATTCTTGCATGTATTGAAATAAAGCAAGATAATTAGACATATCTTCATTTAACTTAAATTCTATTTGAACCTGTGATAAATCTATATTTGTTCTTGGCGCAACTGGATGACGAATCTGAAATGTTTTATATTGGGAAGTTATTTCACCCATATTATAATCTGGTAGAACTAAACTTTTAACAAAGTTATCAAACTGGGCAAGGTCTGATTGACCAGATAATGATGGCATATTTGAAAAAGTTACTTGCCACGAATCACTATGAAACGTGTTTATGTTGAAATTCATAGCCATATTATAACATAGCCTCTATTTCTTCGTCTGTTTCTTTAATAAGATGTTTAAGAATCATATGATCATTTATGTCATATTTATCCGGAAAATAATTAAAAGAAATTTTACAAACATCAATTTCAATTTCTTCGTTCATCAATTCATTAAACTGTCTTATATTTTCTTGGTGTTGTTTAACTACTTCTTTATATTCTTCTTTTAGTTTTTCTGTTCTTTCTCTGGCTTCTTCTTGTTTTTCATTAATATCAAAGACTTCGTTAATACCTCTTTTGATTAATTTAGGATTTCCTTTTTCATCTCTATCAGCACATTCTTTACCTATTTGTTGAAGTTTGTCTTGAAACTCTTGAATACCATCTGGTTCTTTTTGAGTTTCTCTAATGGCGTTTATTTCTGGTTCAAAGTTTTCAATATTACGATGAACTCCAAAAATAAATCTTTTGTCATATTTTTCCTTATCTTTGTTATTAACAATATCGATAAGAAGCATATTCAACGACACTAACTCTGATCTCTTCAATTTCATTTTAACTCTCCTTTTTAAATTAATTAATCATAATAAACTATTACTTTAAGCTTTACTCCAGAAGTTCGTAATTGACTGCCTATTACTATATCAGTCGAATCCTCACCATTGGACAATTGCGTATTTGTATTTGTATTCCTTATTAAATAAACTTTATAATCTTCATAACTACCCCAACCAATACCACCAGGACTAAAATTAGGCATTGCTACATTAATCCAATAATTTGTGTCAGCTGCGCCAAGTGTAATATTTGAAATAACACTCGAATTTCCATTTGCAATAGCTGTATAACTTTTAATATTATCAAAAGGAACGGCTATATTTTGTGTAGCTGGAACACTAGCAGTTACAACATAAGTATACCATTTAAGTTCGTGAGACTGATCATTATCATCCAAAGAGATAATATCATCATATGCATATATATCTCCAGAAACTGTTAAGCCTCCTCTAACTGTAACATTAGATGCTGTTATGTTTGTAATATCCGCATTAGTGGCATTTATATCATCAGATGTAATATCTGAAACATCATGTATATTTCCAACATAAAGATCCGTTACCCAAATTTCTGATATTCTGTAAAAATTTCTTCCAATATAAACTTCTTCATCAAGACCATATGGTATTATATGTGTTTCACCATTTTCACCTCTAGTTTTATATCTGGCTATATTTAATCCAAAAAATCTATTATCATTAGTATTATATGTACTTCCAGCAGAAAGTTCTGGATCATAAGAATCAATAAATATTTTTTCAGAATGGATTTCTCTAAACTTATATTCGTTGCTTCCCAAATTAAATCCTCTAAAGTTTTGATAATTATCTCCTGGATCTGTATAAAATCCTGGTATAATATTTCCCCATATTTTAATAGTACCGGCCTGGATATATAATTCTGAAGCGCTCTGAATATAATTGTTATTAATTATAGGATTCCAAATAGCATTAGTAATGTTTTGTTCAAGCATCCAATCATATTGTTGTTCAAAGTTTGTAAAACCGTCCGTAGTATTAAGTTTTAATCCTGCTATTATAGCCGTATATTTACGCTTCGCAGCTATTACTCCCCAATCACTTATATTAGAATAAACAGCAGAATCTCTAGGAACATAATTAATTTCAAGAGGTCCAAAAACTCTAAATCCACCTCTTGCAACAATATTTGCTGTTGCTGAATTAACCCAGTTAGTAGATGATAACTCTGTTATACCATTAACATCTGCAATATTATTCGTATGTCTTGATGCCATATTATCAGTTGGTTTTGCTTGGTTAGAACCACCTGCTAATATATAAATATTTTTAAATCTTGTTTGTACTACTAAATCATTATCATTTCTAACTATGTCGGCTCCATATACAACATTATGATATGTAGCTGAAACAGGAGATTGATATGTATTAGCCGTTTCATTACCATCATAAAAATATAATCTGCTTCTATCTAATTTTAAATAAAGATCTTTTGTTCTTAATAAATTATAAGATGAATAATCTCCTGATATTTCTGCTTCACCTCTAAATGTAAGACGATTAATAGGTCGAGTTAAATCTCCATAATTAACATTAGTAGCTGATGATTGTGGTACAAAATTAAGACTAATACTACTAGCAGTCTCCTTTGTTAGACTTGTATATTCCAACATAATATCAGCCCATTCGATACCAGTTGTTGCGCCACCACTAACAGTATGATCTATACCTGTTTCGTTTTCATCTTCCATTCTTAGTTGTGGTATATCTGCATATCTAGCACTAGTTCCACTAAAAACTCTACCAATATGCATAGTTGCTTGTGGTTCATTATTATCGCTTTCAAATACACCAACACTTACTTTTTCAGATGAATATAATCCGTTAGGAACTTTTGACCAGTAGTCAGCTGATGTTCCATAGAAAACTGATTCTGGTGTTAATCCACCACTTGCTGATAATGTAAGTTGAATATCGAAATCAAACTCATTTGCACCATCACCAAAGAATGATTTCTTTTGTGGTGTTTCAATATATGCTTCACCAAAGAATCCTGGGTCACCAGTTTGTACTCCATTTACATATTGTCTAGCAAACAATGCTATTTTATTAAATTTAAATGTTCCCAAATCACCTATTATTCTACAATTAAATTTTCCTTTAAGGTAATCATATCCACTTTCTCTAACAGGAGTATAATCGTTAACTGCATACATTTTAGTTGTATCAGCATAGTCGGATAAATTACTTCCAGCACTTGTTAATAATGAAGGTGAAAATACATAATTTCCTGTTCCAGATTGTGTTATAGTTTGACCTGCATATTGATCACTTAGTGTTACACCATTATAGTGGTTTGTATCAACTGGACCTTCTATTTGTGGAGATCCCAAAACTTGTCCGGTAGCTGTAGTTTCTCCAATACCTGATATAATATATCTAGAACCATCTGTTGATGATATTGTATACAAATTGCCTTGATTCCATATAGCTTCACCAAATGGTTGGGTTAATCCTGCGGTCTCCTCGGCTACGGCTGATATAGCTGAAATAACAGGAGATGCAACTTGTGGGTCTATTCTATAATCATAAATCGGAAGAAAGTGTGTAATTGCTATCAATGCGCCATTTGTGTGTGCGCTTGTAACAAAACTTGTTCCGACACTTGTAACAACTGTGTTTGACATTTTTACCTCTCAAATTAATTATTGTATTTTATAATATATTCTCATCCTAGTATTTATAAAAATATTGACTACCGGAAGATCAAATGTAGCTAATCCAACTAGTCTTTCGAAAACTGTATTTATTGGTCTTACTGATTCTATTGCATCAAGAATCTTTTGTCTTCTATCATCATCAAAAGTAATTGAACCTGTACTTTCAATAATATCAACACCTACCGCAAAGTGCGGCGATGCATAATAATCATCTGGAATATTTTCAACGCTACCATTTTCATCTGCTAATTTCCACTTATATATATAATCTTGTGTATAATATGGTAACATTCCACCAATTAAACCAAAAGAATACAACATAACTTTAATAGCATTATCAGTCGTTTTAATCTTATACCATTGTGGTAAACTAGCTACTAAAAATCTTAAATATTTAACAATATCAGCGGCTGATGTTGCTAAATTTTCTGTGGATGCTAAATCTGTAATTGAACCAGTATAAGCCAACTGTTCTCTTGATACATCAACTTGATAACCAAAATTTTTAGCCAATAGTGTAATAAAATCATAATTGCTATAATTAGCATCTTGTTCTATTTTAATTGGTATAAGATCGGGGTCTTGTAATTCTGTTAATCTTTTAGTTTTTTCTAATATTGATATTTTTCTATCATCATCATAAGCATTCGTTGGCAACCCAATTACAATTTTTTGTGTATCATCATATGTATCTGTAGGTATAGCTGAAGTTGCTGATGCTATATTTGTATCTGAACTTTCCAAATCATATGTAAATTCTCTAAAATTAATATAATCACCTGATGTTATATTATCAGCTGATACATATTCACCTGACGTTAGATAATTTCTAGTTATAGTTAGGTCTATTGAACTAAGACTAAAACCATCCTCACCCTCAAACATATTATTAAGATAGTCTTCAAATTGATATAAAAATGCACTTGTATCTGTTATCTTAACATTATTAGGTAAGAAATATGTTAGATTAATTAATTTATTAGAACCATATCTATTTACTTCATAAGGTCCAGTTAATTCTATATATTCATTTTTTAATTTACAAACATCTCCAACAAACATACCTATATTGTAAGTTGCTGTTACGGTATTGCCACTTATATCGTATAATGTTGCTGTAATAATATAAGTATCAGCTGATGTATATTGATGAACTGCTGATGTGTCTAAATCTAGCCAATCATCGTTTCCATCACCAAATTCCCAATGAACAGTATCAATATTTGTACTAGTAGTTTCATAATTAGTTATACTAAATGTTATATCATTATTTATTATGAATGTTCCTGTTGCTGTTATTTCGGGAACTAAATTAAAAGTTATAGGCCATTCTAACCAAGGCGATTCTACAAAACCAGAAGCAACATCTGGTGTAATTTTTCCTCTTGGTGCATAATCTGGTGGGTTTGATTCATAGTATATTTTATTTAAACTATATTCCGTTCCACTAGTTCCAACTATTATAGTGTTTACACTACTTGTCGAACCATCCCCGTGATCAAATTCAAAATCTGTTTGAATTCCCGTATTACCAGCACCATAATCAACAATCAAAGCAAAGTCTATAGAAGTTTGGTCATAAAATGCAATATTAGTATTTGCTGATATATATGCGTTCATTATTTCTGATGTATATGTATCAGTAGCCGAATTTCCACTTATATCATACACAACGGCTGAAACTGTATAACTTCCAGCTGCGCTATATGATGCTACTGCATCATCTTGAATTCCTAGTGATGCTGATGTAGATCCGTTTCCAAAATCCCAGTCGACTGCTGAAATAGTTGAATCATCAAATTCATACCAATTACCTATTGTGAATGTTTGATTTTCGTTAATCAAACCGCTACCACTTCTAATTATATTTGGATATGGATTAATAACTATTGATACAGAAGTTGCTGAACTATTAGGAAGTGAATTAGTTCCTTGTCGTACTATAATTGGATCATAATAAAATAGCAAACTACCATTTGGATCTTCATATGGTCTATCAGACGCTCCATATGTTTTTTCATAAGTTGCCGAAGAACTTGCGGTTAAATCACCATTACCCAAATTAAAATAATATAGTGCTGATACATCTGGATGAAACGAGTCAGCTGAAATGGTAAATGTAATAGGTTGATTTATAAAAGCAACTGTTGGATTGGCTGAAAATGTTACAACTGGATATGGATAAAATATAAAAGCTCCAGGTCCTGTTCTTGGTGTTTTTTCAAAACAATCCGTATAATCATTAGCTGACCAAGTATTATATCTTGTATCGAATGTTTGTGGAACATTAAAATCTCTATAATTTAATTTATGATTTGTAAGGTGATCAATAATATTATCAAAATAATATTTTGTTTCAAGATAACTAGGGAAAGTTCCACCATAATCCCAATCAAATGTACAATTAGTAAATATTGCTAAACTTGCAGCTACTTGAGTTTCAATACTATACTGATCTAACGAGAATAAACAATTAGTTGCACTAAAAGTTCCAGCGCTTATACTATCATCATCAATATATGAATTAACAAAAACACAATCATTAAAATTATATTGTGACGATTTAGGACCTCCACCATAACTTATAATACTTAAATTATCAGCAAAAGTACAACCATTAAAATAAACATTTATCGCGCTACTACCTATAACTGAATTTGGATCTTCAAAAAAGATACAATTTCTAAACTCAATAGAATTATTATTCATAAGTGGAGAAACTGATAAATCAAAACTTATGGCAGTATTAAAAATACCATTAATTATTGTAATTTTTTTATTAGTTGGCGGTGATGATGAATCAGCAAAAATATCCATGTCATAAGTTGATAAAGAAACATACCAAGGCCAATTATCTTCCCACGAAGTTGCTGATATATTAAAATCCCAATTACTGAGAGTTGTAAATACTGCGGCTGTTGAAAATTCTCCCTTTAATTTTAAAACATCACCTTCACTAGCTGATGATGCCCAATTAGCTATTTGACTATAGTTATAAGGGTTGGCAGAAGTTCCAGCGCCAGCTGCATATTTATCTAGATCTGCATAATGGATTGTCATTTTTAATTACCTTTAAATTTTATCTTTACCTAAATTAAGATGAACATAGTGTTCTTTATCAATTTTTTTAATTTCATTTGTTAATTTTGATCTAATCATAGTTTTAAAAATCCATATTTTTGATTTTAATATGTCAATATTTTCAATTTCGGTAACTCTATAAATAGAACTTTCTAATATTTTTTTAAACAAATCATTATTATTTCCATTATAAAACATATAATAATCAAATGTTTTTCTTCCATGTGGTGAAAAATAAACCTGATTATTATCAAATTTTGGTAAACTTTTAAGTTTAACATCAGTATCTATATATAACACATTTTTATGATTTATAGCATAATGAAATCTTATAACATCTGATATTGTTGTATTAATTGCTTTATATTTATGACTATTAAAATATTTCCAAAAATCCTTAGTTATTTTATCTTTTTTTATCTTCTTTATATATTCTTTATAGGGAATCCAATTAATAGAATCATCTTCTAAGAAATTAGTATTTGAAATTAATGTATATGTATCTTTTTTTCTAAGTTGTTTTCTAACACTTTTAATACATGCCATTATTTTCCTATTAGGTTTTTTACCTATCCATATTTGTAAAAATTCCATATTAAACGCTCTCTATAGTTACACAACATCTAACATCAAATTTTTGACCACTATATCCATTATAAATATGTGTTATTGTTGGTGATGTAGTTGTTTCGGTGACTGTTGGATAATTACCATAATCGAAATACCAAATATATTCTTTTACCTTATATTTATTAAAATATGCTCCTCCAAAAGTTACTGTTGCAGTAAAATCAACAACTAAAGGCGAAGTTCCTATTCTTGGAACTCCAACAAAATCAATTTTAATATCACTTGTTGTAAATACTGTTGAACCAAGAGGTGTAATCCATATTGTTGAAATAGGAGCCGTTATTGTTACTGAAACAGGATCAGTTATCGTAACTTCTGGTAAGAAAGAACTAACTGTTATAGTTGATATTGGTGCTGTTATATTTTGTACTATAGGCCCAAAATAAAATGCACCTATATGACCACCTTTCAATTCTGTTTCCAACATTTCATATGCACCTATATCAGTTCCATCAGTAGTAGGTGTATATCCTGGAATAACTTGAGGTCTTGATGTTCCTCTATAATCTGTCAAAACTAATCCACTTAAACCAGTATCAATACACGGAGAATTTGTCCATATTCTAAAATCATCATTTGCAGTATCAAAAAAGATAGGATCTGCTGAAAAACTACTAGTACCAATATTTGTAGATACATTATAACCCTCCGCGACAGCTGCGGAAGTACATCTCCAAAAATCATTATAATCTTCTGAAACACCATATCCACTTGTATAATAAACTCCCCAACTAAAACCTCCCGACCTATTGTTACCATCTATTATATTATTATATATTTTAGCAGTACGATCTTGTAATGCATTTATTCCAATATTTGCAAAATCAAAAACAGTATTATTATAATATTCAGTTGATGCCGAAACCGGAGTTATTGATTGTGTTTGACTAATACCATTATATACTTTTGCTACAACATTATTTGTAATACTACAATAACCATATCCATCAATAGTAATTCCTCTTGCAAGATTTGCCGAAGCGCCTGTAACATTACACCATATCATGCATCCTGATATACAACCACTTACACTTTTATTACCACAATAAATTGAAAAAATGTAACCAGCCAAACTTCCTTGTGATTCGTCTTTATATATTTTTAAATTTTCAACATTGCATGTAAAATCATAATCGGAATCAATGTAAATTCCATATCCACTATTTTTAACTTTTATTGTTGGTTTACTTGTAACTCTATTTGTTCCATCAGTTCCATATGATCTTATAGTTACTGTTCCGCTTTCATTCATAACTAAAGTTATATTTTCACCAGAATCATCAATTTCTCCATCATTAACAACTTCTATAGTATATCCATCTTCAAGTATTCCTCCTAATCCAGCACTTAAAGCTGAAAAAGATGTGAATCCCTTAGATGGTGTATTCCAAGGATATATATTACTTCCATTTGCATTTACATAAAAAAGTGTACCTAATTCAACTGGGTCAAAAGGCGGATAACCCTGAGAACCTACATAGTCGTTATAATCACCATCATTCCAATCTTCATAATCAAATTCACCAGCACTAGTTATTAACATTCTGGATACACCATCGGCATTATAGGCAGATGAAGACCAAAAAGTTGGTCCTCCACCAGTTGTATACCAAGGATTTCTTCTGGGATTTCCTGTATAATAAGTAAAAATCGCACTAGTAGCTGCATCTGTTCCAGCTGCTCTTATAACTATTTCTTGTCCGGTTACATTATTTGTTATACCATGATCAGCAAATACAATAGTTGATGAAGTTTCACCACCTGTCCAAATAGGAATATCATTAACTCCCGATCTGCCAGACCAAGCATAATCTTCTATTGTTGGTAAAGTTGTTTCACTTTCTAATAAAGCAGAATCACTATCATTAACACAAACAAACCAATTAAATGTAAATCCACCGGAACCCACTCCTTTAATAATAGTTAATGCGCTTAGTGAATATAAATCTGATGATGGTAATGAAAGTGTTCTATTTCCTTGATATTCAAAATCTGGACTGGAATTTGGTCCTCCCATTGGCCCATTTGGTGCTAAAACTCGTCTATCTGATTTTAAAACTACAAGACCATTATTACCATCTGTATGTCTTGTAATATATGTAATAGTTCTATTATCTCCAACCTCATATATATCACCAGCATATGTTGGTGAACCTTTCGCCGCTGATAAATCATCATCAATAAAATCTTCATATTTTCCACCTAACCAAGGTGATTCACTTCCAGATACTTCTAAGTATGTTTTATAGAATCTTGTACCGGATACTGGTTCAACATTACTATTAGCTACATACAATTGTCCAGCTGACAATGAATGCTCTAGAGTCTCATTAGCTGATGTTCCAGCACTAAGAGTAACCGTAAAATCTATTTCATAAAAATATCCCATATTATTTTCCTATTTAATCTGGTCTAATATAATCTGGTCTACTATATCCAAACAATCCTGTTTCGTATCCTGGATATTCTGGACTATTATACCCAGGATTAGGTGGTGTTGTTATACCACTAAAAGGTGCTATAATTGATGGATTAGCACTTAGCCAAGTTAAGTTTTGATCATATCCATATGATGAACCAGCCGACCTTACAAAAGGATAGTTTGTTGGTGGTGTCCAACTATATTGGTTATTACTGTCTGCCGATACATTAAAATCTGATGCTATTGCTGTTTGGGCTCTATTGAAAGTGTTATTATACATATTAATCGTAACTGCACTAGTATCATTCAATGCCTCTAATCCAACAATTACAGAATCTTCTATATTAAATGATCCGCTCATTGAACTTAAACTTGATGCAGAATATACTCTACCAGTTTCAAAACCAGTATCTGTATAAATAGTGCAACCAATGATATTTATATTTCCAGTTCCAGATGTTAAATAATAAGCTGATGTATATACAGCTGATGTACCTGATACCGCATCATCATATGGTAATCCACTTTCGTCTTTATCTACTCCAATTGCACTTATATTAATAAAACTAAGTAATCCTTTTGATGAACCTTCACCTGAAACAGAATATGAACAAGATGATAATGGAACAGTATTTGAATAAGGTACCCATGTAGCTCCAGATGTTAAACTATAAGATGCTGAAGCTACTCCACTTAAAATTTCTATTCTACCATAAAGAAAAGCGTATGCTGTAAATGGCAATGCCGCTGCATCACTTTCAACAAGCACATCAGATCCAGGACCTGTATGGTTTGTACCCGATATTAAATCAACATCACCAGTAGTTTCATTATATCTTATTCCAACATAAGAACTGTTACAATCTGTAACATAAATTTTAAAAGATATATTAGGCCCTAAATTATTAGGTCCTAATTGTTCGCCATATTCAACTAATATATGGTTTGCTGATATATTATGAGGTGTCATTGTAAGAAAAGCGGAGACATTATAAAATAAAACTCCATAGTCGCTTGATGTCGGTGCATATGCAGAAATAGTTGATGACAATTCAAGTTGTGATGACCACCATGAATCATATGATGATGTATCAAAATTATCATTTATATAAGCATACGTTGCTGGGTCTGCTGATGTTCCACTAGCACTTAAAACTGCCGAAACTGCTGAAATCTGAGTTTCGTAAATATATGATTCAATATCAGAATTTAAACCCTGATTAACTATGAACATATTTTTTAAATTACTTATTTTAATTGCACTTCCATAATCAACTAAATCTTCAACTCTAGGTTTATTATAATATAAACCACCAATAGCACTTGAACCCATAAATGACATTGTTTCATTCTCAAGATAGTTATCATCTTTAACAATCATCCAAGGACCATAAGCCGATAAATCCCATGCATCAATAGTATAACCAGCTAAATAATTAGTATTAATAATTTCAGATGTTGATGAAATTTCTCTAAATCCTTTAAGTTTATAAGTATCATAATTAACACCAATTCCACCAGAAGTTGTCATATCAACTAATTCACCATAATCTAAAGGATCTACAGTTGTACCAGTATGAGTAGCAGTTGAGTCATAACTTCTATTAATATCTACATATAATATTCTAGTTGATACTTCTTCTATATCTAAAGTATTGGCACTCAATTCAGTTGATTGTGAAGCATCGTTTGTTAGTGTAACTATAATAACATAACTTCCACCATTAGAATAAGTATGTTCTGAATAAACTCTATCCACATATGAAACATCTGAGGAACTGGTTCCATCTCCCCAATCAACGTCATACGTTGTTGGTGATCCAGATATAAATGTTGAAGAAACTGCAATACTATTATTAATATATGCACTAGTAATGGTAGCTGATGTGGCAGTATCTAATGTAACTATTGCTCCCGATAATACTGCATCATACGCCGAAACATCTATAGAATCGTTAACACTATACCAACTATTTTTAGAATATGCTGTAATAGATGGTGAATAAATATCTACTGATGTATATATATGTTCTAAGTATGTTGATGAAACTCCAGCGCTAGTAGTTCCGTCACCGAAATTATAATCATATAAGGATGTTGATGTATTTGTACCAGAAAAAGTTGCAGATATATTAACAGTTAATGGTATATTTCCAGATGTTGATGATGCTGATGTTACCAAATGTAAATATGGAAAATATAATGCGCCTACACCATCTCTAGCTGATTCACCCCAAAACAAATCAGTATACGTGCTATTTCCAGTAGATGATATTTCATTCCACGTAGCTGATAGATAATCAACATCATTTTGGTTTATAGCTGAAATGTCTGCACTTAAAGCACTAGATTCCGTCCAATTTTCATAGAAAGAACCAATTGACATATTTGAATATGCATTATACGCTGTAAGATCTTTAGTAAAAACCGAATTATCAATAGTGATATTATCTGATGTAAGAGTAGTTGATATATTCTCAACAGCAAAAATTGAATTTATTGCTGATAAATATCCATTACTTAAAAGTAAATAATTAGCTTTTAAATTTGAATTAATAAATTGAATATTACTGTTAGTTGCATTTTCATGCACTATATTATTAGTTTCTGCATAAACCCAACAATTCTTAAAAATAAATAATTTATTATTACCAATTAAATTAAAATTTTGGTTCTGACATTGAATCATTAAATTATTAAAAGTAACACTACCAACATCAACATTTTTAAAACTAACACCAGATGTAAAAGTTATTTTAATTGGACTGTTATATCCCGATACCGAATAAATATTGATTATATCAGACAGTCCACTAAATTCCCAAGTTTCATCATCACTTGAAATAACTTTTGTACCTGAAAGATAATAATCTCTATTCCCGAGATCTGGATTAGACTGTGTTGCTGGAACACCACCACTTATACTCTGTATAAACTGTGTATAATTATATGGTGTTAATGATGAACCATCACCATTAGTAACAGATTGTAAATTTACATATAATACTGTTGCCATTTATTTAATTCCTATTAGACTTTATATTCGTAGACTAATTGCACGTCCATTTTTGCTATTTCATTACCAAGACTATAACCACCTCTAATCAACTGATTATTAGAGTTATATTCCGGAGCTATATTTCCACTAGTATCCAACATGTTATATCTTATTATTTTTAATAGATCTTTATGTATTAATCCCATTTCTTTCATAAAATATTCACTATTTGCCCAATTGGTTATAACAGTATTATTATAAGCTATCAAATCATTATAAACATTTTTAACATAAGATGAAAAGAAATTTCTTTCATTAACTGCAGATTTCCAATCGAGTTTATATTCTTGTGTAAGATATGTATATGTTGTAACATTTAATTCACTTGTATTTGGATCTGATTGTAAACCTGATATTAAATAAGTAGCTAAATTATTTTCAATAGCTTCTTTAATAGCATACCAGTTTCCACCCTCGGATCCCGGTTCTGGAAATCCTTCATTAAAATATTTATTTCTACCATCATTATAAAATGTTCCATCAAAAGGTGTATATTCACCTTGAACTGCTGTTAATGTTTGTGGTTCAAAATAAACATTACAATATTTAACATTATTAAACCCATTAATAATATCAATTACATTTGATTTATAAATAAGAACATTATAATCAGCATTTATATTTAACCAATTATAAATAGCATCGGCTATTTCAACTCTTAAAGCTTCTTTATCTGTAAGAGGATCAACAAACACTTTTCCTTTAATATTAAAATTCTGAATAACTGGACTTATATAAATATTTTGAACTGTAATTAAACTTCTTTCTTTTAGTTTATTTGTTACATCTATTATCTTGTCACTTAAAACTACTGATTTTTCCTCAAAACTAACTTCAACAGTTTTACGTGGAGATGTTGGAAATCCCAAAGCATTTAAGAAAGACTCGTCTGGATTTGCCGATAATGCATAAACATAACAATTATCTAATTCTGTATCAACTTTAATTGTTATCTTCTTTTCCGTACTATCATATGTTACTGTAGCATTTCCAAATGCTGGTTGACCATTAGTAGGTGATCCTGTTCTTTGATCTATAAAACTAGCATTATTTAATTGTGTTTGTAATTGGCTAGCAAAGTTTGTAGCTATTTGATCAACATTTGTACTTGTGGTAGCCATGGTAGCTGTTACTGTGGTACTTCCAATATTATCAAACGATTCAGACTTATAATTAACAACTATTGGTTGTTCATCTTCATCGGTTATCAAAGCATTTAACTCATTTACTGTAGCTGTTATTTCGTTACCATCTATCCTATAAAAATATGATGATACTTCATATTCTTTAAGTTGTTGAACAACATTTTGAAATGTATAAACATTATAGTAGTTTCTTTTAGCTATTTCATTTTCATCAAAATCATTATCTAAAACTGTAAGACTAAGACCATTATTTTTAGTTCTTGCATAATATGGTGATTCTGATGTTTGATACATATCTCCAATAACAGTATAAAAAACTATATTAAATAATTTTTTAATAGCATTAACACCTTGAGCTCTGGCTTCTTCTTGCTCTCCCCAGGCAATTGCGTTTCTAACAACTATTGGACTTGTTAATGTTTTAAGATAGCTTTCATAATCTTTAGATGTTACTAATCTATCCAACGAGTAATAAATATTAGGAGCGTTGACTCTTATAGAATCAATATCTTCCATATCTGCTCCACCAATTAAATTACTTTTAAAATAAAATTCAATTTTATCGGTTATATCATGTGATTCTGCATCTTGGTTTTGAATTGATATTTGATTACTAAAGTTTATTTTCTTACCAACAACTCCTGTTTTATTTCCTTTAGAACCCTTTGTTCCCAAATATTGTACAAAAATATTATCATATGTAGTAATTGCTCCTGTTGATGAAACTTCTGCTCCAATAGCTGTATATTTTCCATCTCCAAATTGTAAATCAATATCTTCATTAATACTAGTTCTAATAACACAAAGTTTATTATTAGAAGGGTCTAACAATGAAAAGTTCTGCCAGTTGACAAGAGATTTTCTATCTATTGTATATTCTGTATCTTTAGTTTCTCCAATCCAGACTCTTGTAGTTGGTGGTATATAATCTTCATCTCCATAAATATTACTAAATTCTTCATCTTCTATTCTGTATGATTGAAATTTTCGACTGACTTGTGGATTAGTTAGACCTTCAATAACTTTTTCTCTAATTTCTCCTTGAACAAGTTCAATATCTGCATTATCATCATCAACAGTTATAAAATTAGATTCAAATTCTGCACCAAGAGTATTCATATCTGTTATCATAGAATCTGGTATTGTATATACTAATGTCTTTTTAAGAATTAGATCAAAACCTTCATATGTAAAAACTGAATGAAAAGGAATTTGAACTTTTGTTGCAAAACCAGTATCTAATCCCAAATCGGAAAAATCGCCTTTAAGTTTAAATTTAAGTTTAGCAGTTGCTGGAATAGGTCTTTGGACTACATATCCAAGTTGTCTTGAAAGAAGAATTACAGAACTTCTAAGTTGTGCAGTATCGAAATAGCATTCTTCTGCTCTACGTTGAAGATAATAGTTAGTAATATCAACAGCACCAGCGAATATTTCTATTAACTGTTGAACGATTGCGGATTCTCTGTAATTATCAAATCTAGGATCTGCATTAAGTCTATCCTGAATTTCTCTTACAATATCTGCATATTCGACATTAGTGTACTTAAAATTTGTAGCCATTTTTTATCCTCTTAAAAGTTAACAAGTTTCTTTTTAAATACTGAAGTTACTCCAGTTTTCTTAACATAATATGGAATAATAAGAATAAGTGAATTTTGATCTCTATTAAATATAAGCCTCATTTGTGCTTCAATTACTTGAATTCTATCTTCCCATCTTTTTATGGCAGCTGCTACTTCATCTAATAACTCTTCAGCTAAGGCTGGAGACATATTCTCAAAAACCTTTCTGGTTAAACTACAACCAAAGGTTAAATTGAATAATCTTTCACCATAAATTGTAACTAGAATCATTTCAATACTTTGAGCCAACACATCTGTATCTTTAATCTCTCCATTAGATGTTCCATTCTTATCGAGATCTTGTGCCCAGTTATCTGAAAGTAAAAATCTATTTGCCATAATAATACCTTTATTTATGCCTTAATTATATTTATAATAATTATAAGTTGTATATCTATCTATGTATCCTTTTATATTTATTATTACAATTCAAAAACTGGTTCACCCTTTCTAAGTCTTTCTAAAATTTCTTCTGGATTAATTGCGGCAACTTGGGCATTGATACTTGTTTTCTTTCCATTCGCATAAGTCATAAATGCTGTTTCGATTGGCGTTATCACAGCAAGTTGTGCCGCATAATCCGGATCTGTTGTACTTACTTCCGAACCAGGTAAAGGAGTTACTAATTTTTGTGCCTCATATGCCTCTTCATTGGCCACAAAAGTCGCTGCAGTTGATGGATTATTAGCAAATCCCTCATTAGCTGTCTTCGTTGCCGCCAATAGTGCTGTTGCCGTCGTAAGTGCATTCGTATTTTCAGTAATTTTTACGTTAGCTTGTGCCTTCACAACATTACCTAAAAGAAGAACAAAGGCGGCAATTTTTGCATAATCAACCAACACTTCTTCATATGAAAAAACATCATCGTCATTAAAAAAATACTTTAACTGAACCGCTATATTTACGAGTTTACTTGAAGTTATCTCCTTAATTGACTCTATTCCAACAGTTCCGAAATTACTGGTTGCCTTATTAACCGATGTTATTACATTTTCTATAGCTGTATTTATCTTTGGTAGAACTTCAATAAAGTCTGGGAGAATTTCCTCAAGATAAATAGAATAACCATAAGGTACAATGGTTGTCATGGCAGTCTTCCATATCGGTATTCTCGTAACACTTGTAAATAATTTGGCTCCATTTTCGAGATGGTCTCCTATACTACTCATTAATTCGTCAGCAACATCGTTAACTAAAATCAACGTTCTCATTATATCCAAAACATGAATAACAATCTGAACTTCAGTTAATTCAGAATCTCTCACCAATTTCCTATACACAAAATCACTTTCAGTATTGATTGCTCGTTTAGTTGCCTCTTCAAGATTATCCAATATGTTTGTAACATTTCCTTCAACCCTTGGTAACATATAGTTCGTTTCCATTATCACATTAGCATTCATCAAAACATCTTTGTATATGATAGTCGGAAAATCTGGGTTTACCTTTACAGAATAAGGGACTACAATATCTGGTATACCAAGAATACCATCCAAAATCTGAAAATCAACATGGGTATAAAAGTCCGTTTTAAATTCAGCTGTGCCTTCAATATATCCAAAATACGGTGGAAGCAATGGAACAGCGGCTGGTAGAGTCGCATTATAGATAGCACCAATTCCAACGTCAACTGCAGTTGAAAAAAGCCCATTCATATTCAATAAATCAACTATACCAGATGCCGTAACATCCCAATATTTTTTAAAAGAAACCGTTCCTTGTAATGTCAATTCATCCATTTTATTCAGAACAGCATCTACTACATTATCAACATCTTCGTATGCCGGGCCAAATCCAAAATTTAATCTTGAATCAAAGTAGAATTTGTCGTCAAGATAGTGCGTTGTTGCTTCCAAAAACGGTACACTAAACCAAAGAATAGCTGTTCTTAGTAACTTTCGCATTGCCTCTTCTCGGTCTGTAATATACGCATTATCATCTCTCAATGTCATCGGCATCATATACAATGGAAAATAATCAATATCACTAGAACTCGGCAATCCCACCGTCGAAACATTTAGATTGTCAAATCCAATCTCCAATCCTACTGCATAGCCGTTGGCTGTTAAAGGAATATGACAATAGTTATTGGCATATTCTTTTAAACCATTCACAACCGAAATATGTCCTAAAACACCAAGCCTTCTTGGAATAACATCTGGGTCTTCTGACTCCACAAAAAGTGCATAAATATCAGAATCCGGGATATTAAATTCGTTGAAATATTCGTCTATTCTATGTCTAATAATTGCCGAAAGTTTTTCACCCTCTGAAGTTATCTGTTGAACAGCCATTTAAAACTCCTTAATTAAGGTACTGGAGGCCCCGTTGGTGCAGTATTTCCAGAATGTGGAGCGCCAGTATATAAACAACTCGGTAATGCACATAAAGGTCCACCTGGTGGTGGTATTGGTGTCGCTACAATACCTTGAACTTTCAACGAACCTGTATGATTCAATTTTAAATCACCTACTGTAGTAATAGTTTGATCTTTTCTAACAGTTATTTCAATTGAACCTTCTTTATCTATTACTATTTTTGTTCCCGAATTATGATTAAATGTCGTTTCCTTAGTTTTTCTATTTACAGTTAAATAATCTCCATCATCAGTTTCAAACAAAACCATATTATCTGGATAATCTGTATCCTTTTGAGATGGTTGGTTGTTTTCATCTACTACTTTAGTTGTATAATGTGGTTGATAAATGTCACCTGCATTAAAATAGACTTTTACTAAAGCGTCTACAGGTGGAACAACAAAAGAACCCAATTTAGAACCTACAAAATTCATATCAGGAGTTGCCCAAGGTAAATCATCATTTGGTATCTCACCACCAAAAACACCATATACTCTTATCTTACATCTACCAAGTTTATCAGGATCATTATTATCAATAACTTTTCCAACAAATGTATTATAATAATCGATATATGATTCTCTGATAGATGTACCATATTCTTTATAAACGGTTTGATCCATTTGTTTTGTTAATTGTCTTTGAAAATTTTCTCTAACATTCTTAACCATAATTAATAATTCCTTGGTATAAACTGTTTCTGGTCTGGTTTATTAAAACCGTTTCTACTTAAAAATATTCTTTTTTGAAAAATTCCATTTTCTTCAATTATATATTGAATTTCAGTTATTAAATAGTTTCCAGAATACATTCTATCTGGTGCATTTGCCATTCTAGATTTAATATCCAGTTTTATAGAATCAAACAAATTAACTTCAGCAACTGAATTTATATTTAATTGAATATTAAATCCAAGTAATATATTTCTTAGGAAATAATTTCTAAGATAAGATTCAAAATATCCATCCCCAGTTTCACCATACATGTTTCTATTATTAAAAAAACCACCATAAAAACCAAAAATTGTTTTTCCTTTTAATTCTTTATCTATAAAAGAAAGTTCTGCCATTTTATTAAAATCTGAATACTCTATGGGAACTGGTTTAGTTAAATCATAATAACAACAACAACCACCATAATTAGAATCTTTATTAAATGTTCCTTGTAAGTTTATTATTTCATAAGAATTATACCAAAGTGTTTCATCCTTTTCTTCTGGATTCCAATTTGAAAAATTTTCAGCACTAAATTTAGCTAGTTTTCCACCAGTCTTATTAATTTCTTTATTTAATGATGTATAAATTAATTCTCCTTTATGATTAGCATAAACAAAAATACCATCATTGTGTATATAAGCTCTTTTCACAACATGTTCTATAAAATCCAAATTTCTTTGACCTAATTGATACCAATTCATTTTATCTGATGGAATAACATTTTGTGGATTTTTAAAAACTAGTCCTGCATCGGTAGCAACTTCCTGTAAAACTTGTTCTGATGTTTTCGATGGATAACTCATAGTTTGTGTTTGAAACATATTTTTGGTTTTCAAAAATCCTGTTATCTCTATAAACCATCCGGAATCATCTGGCATAACTGCTATTTTATAATCATGAATAACTCCATCAATTTTAGTTATATTTGGATTTCTTGGTTCGTTAGCCATCTCAATAGAAAATTCATCATTATCTTCTATGGCAAACTGTTCAAAAAATGATGGATCGTATTTCAACTGTAAGTCTATTTTTGGTAAAACTTCATAAACTCGTTCTACTACAGTAACAGATATAATATTATTAGGATCAAGTTTTTTGCCTTTAATAGTAAAACTAAGATAATATTTTTGTCCACCTGGAGTTATTGTTTGTGTTTCTGGCATTATGTGCTATTCCTAGTCGTCAACGATAAAACATTTACATACCAATCATCTATATCTCTAATATCTGGTATAGCAATAGTAGCTCCGATTTCAACATCATTCCACCAATCATCTATACCATTATATTTTGAAATAATCCACCAATATTGAACATCTTTATAAACAAAATATGAAAGTAAATCTGGTCTTTGTTGATAATGTCTAGAAAGATTTATGAAAGTTAATGGTCTTTTAATCTCAAATAATTCCCAGTAATTTCTAACTAAATCATTTTCTAAACGATTATTTACTGTTACCTGCTTATAAAAATTTACTCTGCTATATTTTGCCATAACTATTCCTTAGTTGCATAATTTCTAGTAGCTTTTTCATCTGATTCTTCAAAATATCTTTGTTTTGAAACTCGACTTTGAAAACCAATATCATCAGTTCCCCCAATAATTTTCCTAGAAGTCAACTGTAAATTAACATCAACATATAAAGGTCCATTTTTAGTCATTTCTTTTGAAAACGAAAGATTAGCATTCGTAAGAACCATATCATAATGGTGGAAATATTGACCTATAACAACTTCTAAAGGAACCGGTGCTGATCTAATAGAAAGATAATCTTCTTCAACTTCCTGCATTATATTATTAAATATATTTTCTACTGGCTGGCCAACTCCGGCTTTATCTCCAAGTTGTTTCAAATTCTCTTTAAGATATGTAATTGCATCGGCTGTTAAACCAACACCTTGATTAAGAAGTTCTACAACTTTTTGTATTTGTTCAGGACTATCCTCAGTCCAATCTTTTAATAGATTCAATATGTCATCAAAAATATTTGAATTAGATTCAAAAGGTGTACAAAAACTAGCTATTAAAAATGCTCCTTTTAATGGATCTGCATTTCCTTTCCAATCTACAATTCTAAATGATGGGTTTATTTGTAAATATCCACTTTTTTGATAAACTAACTTTGATGCAAAAACTGATCCAATAGCTGCTCCACCAGCTAAAGTTGATAGTCTAGTTCCTGCTCCTTCGGCTGTTCCTACAAGACCAGCTGCGCCGCCACCTATTAATGGAATACTTTGAACAATATTAGATAAACTTCCCAAAGGTTCCCATGATGCTTGATAGTTGAGTTCTAGGTTTCCTTTAATTATACCAATAACAGAAGGTTCTTTTTGGTCTTGTTTGATTCTTTTAATGGTTGGTTTTAACATAATACAAGAATAACCCGGAAGAAAACCAAACTTACTATCAGTAGAGTTTTTACCTATTGCACCCTTATATGATTCCTCTGTAAAGAGTGACTTACCTAACATGTTTTTTATAAATCCCATAATTATTCCTTATGTTAATTAAAAAGAACCACTAGCACCCATTGAAGGTTTTCTAGGAGATCCTTCTTTAGCTCTTCTATTTCTATCTAATTCAGCAACAAAAGCCTTTGATAAATTTTCAATAGATGTATCTGCAATTTTAACTTCTTGTGTCTTTTCTTCTTTCTTTTCTGGTTCTTTTAAATACTCTTGTGGTAGATTTTTTAATCTAGATTCTTTATCTATACCCGGAGTTCTTTCAATTAACCACTTTCTTGCTTTAACCATACCTCTTATTGATGCATCTAAACCACCACTAAGTAATCCACCAGTTTTATCCACTGTGCCACCAGCAATATCACCAATTATATCTCCCATTCCCCTTTTGAATTGAGATGGATCAACTGATTCACCTGTTAATAAAGCTATATTTTGAGAAGCTCTTCTTCCAACTTGTTTTGCATATAAACTTTTTCCTATTGCTTCTTTTATTCCCTCTTTATCTCCACCTGTAATAGCTGTAACCAAATTACCCCAATATTTTCCGCTACCTCTAGTAAACCATCCGGGACCCATATTATACGTTAAATCTATAACCGCAGCTTTTGCATTTGCATCTAATTTTTGAAAACTTCGTGGAGGATTAGGTCCAAAATTATTTCTTATATTACCAACCACTTTATTATAATCTTCTTGGAATAATCTATCTGCTTCTTTTTCCGTTATTGTTTTGCCTTTTAAAGATTTGCCAGCAACAAAATGTCCATATCCTATAGAATAACCTTTTGATGTATCTTGATAAGCTTTTAATCTTAATCCCTCGTTCCTTTTTATCATTTCTTGAATGGATTCCCGACCTGTTATTCTAGGAGATGTGAAAGACGCGGCTCCAGTTACAGCGTCTACTCCACTAGTACTAACTGGAGGAGAAGTTGATTCTTCTCCTATATCTTTTGCAAAATTACTAATAAATCCCCATGTTTTACCTAAAATTTTAGCAGCTGCGCCACCAGGAAAAGCACCAAGAAGCGCATTACCTATTGCTTTAAGTCCAGCCATCTTTTTACCAGATGTAACTTTTTTAATACCATCCCAAATACCAACAAAAAGTCCAATTCCTGGTACTTTCTTTAATTTATCAAGCGACCATTTAGTAGCTGATAATGCTTTATCTTGAATTTTTTTATCAAGCGCTTTACCACCTTTTAAATCTCTAAAAATCAATGCGCCATCAATAGCAATACTAATAGCAGTACCAACACCAGGAAAGATTGAAGCAATACCCGATCCAACTTCCATTAATCCACCAATAACATCACCTTTCATAAAACGCTGAATACCAAAAACTAAACCTATAATAGCACCAACTACTGGTATCTTTTTAGCCGCTGTTTTTGACACTCCTTTTCCAATAGCTTTTCCGCCTGCTTTTAGTCCGGCTTTTCCTGCAATTTTACCAAATATAGAACCAAAAGATTTAAGCAACCATCCTGCTGGGTTTGCTAAAATTTTAAATGATTTTTGAAAAACACCACCTATAGCTTTTGTAATATTTCCATATTTAAACAATGCCTTTGGAATAGCGGAATTCATGTTCATAACTAAAGCTTTACCAATAGCTGGTAACATATCATCCATTATCCAACCCGTAAACTTATCTTTTATAGTTATGAGTCCTGGTTGCATCCATTCCCATATCTTACCTGTAAACTCAAAAATCTTTTCTCTAATAGGTGCAATAAATTTATTGGAAGTTGTTAACATCCACAATGCACCAGCACCAACGGCTAGCCATTTACCAATATCAAATATTTTTAGAAAACTTAAACTTTCAGATAATTTTTTAAAACTCTTTTGATTATCTTTTTCCATCTCGCTAAGTTGTTTTATTTCTTTAAGCATCAACGCATCATAATTCTTTTTCTTAACAACTTCTGGTTTTTTCTTTTGATTTAGACTTCCAAGATTTTTAATAAATTTATTTAAATCTGAAATATTTTTATTTAATAAACTAAATGTATCAAGAACCTTTTTATCTCCAAATTTAGATAGAGGTCCTGTGCTTTTAGCATCCCTAGATTTTAAAAGTTGTTTAATAGTAAGGAAAGTCGAAGTTTGTGTATTTTCTGTTTTGTCTTTGGTTTTTAACATATTACATTAATCCCTCTGATCTTAACATTTCGGCAGCTGCATCTTTTTGCTCGCCAGCGCCTATATTTAGGCTACTAGTACTATTTATATTTTCATTCTCCTTTTGTTTCTCTTTTACTAGTCTTTCGTAGAGCCAAAGGAATTCAAAGAATTCCAATTGGTCAAAAGTTTGACCAAAAGGAATCTTCATAATGTACGAAATCTGAAATTCAAGTTCAAGGATTTCTTTAAGACTTAAAATTGGGAAATAAGAAAGAGGGGAGAAACGTAATCCCCACAGGGGCTGTACCTCCACAATTATTACATTTTACATTCATATAAGGCTTAATTCCCATTCCATTTTTCTCAATATAATTAGTAATAAAGGAAAAATCTCCTGGATCCATATCAATAACAAACCTATATTTCTCAAGTAAATTTAATTTTTTACCATCAACTTCTTTAATCATTTCAGCAATATTAACAATTTCATTATCAATTTCACCTAATAATTTTGTATTCATTTCCTTAAATCTTTCGATTTTTAAATTATCCTTAACAGTTAAAAAGTTAATTTTAACTTTCTCTCCACTTTTTAATGGAATAAGTTTTTCTGGATCATATTCTTCATCAAGATACTGCACATCCAAATTATCTATTTCAAAATGATACTGCGACTCTGAGTCACATTTTGTACATGAAAAATCAACAACATATCCAGTTTCTCTATATGTATTAGCTCTAAGCCAGAAAACTATAAATAGTTTATCCGAAACATATAAATCGTCTATATTAATACCTTTAATAGTCTTACGCAATACTTCATTAATAACATAGTCGGCATTTGATTCATTTATAGATGACAATTTTTTAATTTCTAAAACCTTCAGCGGTCTTCCATAAATTTTTGTACCTTCAGGATATAACATATATCTTGATGGAATATTATCTATAACCCAATAATTTGATTTATCTTCAGGCATAATCATAGGATTTTGCTCGGCGGCTCGTGCTACAGTTTTCTTTTCCATAGCCGCGATTGATTGCCTTACAACTTCATCTTGTTCGTCTTTGCTAATTGCTGTTGGTTTTTTCGAACCAGATATTGCTTGTTTCAATTCCTGATCACTTACATCTTCAATATTCATAAAAACTTCCTTTCAATAATGTTTAAATAAAATATATAAAAAATTATAATATTAGAAACCGCCGGTAAATACTACCTTTTGTAATGCATTAATAGCACTATATTTGGTAAACAATGTTTCAATTCTATCAACTCCAAATGTTATATTCCTTTTAATACTATCATTAGAATCATATGAATATGATACATCTGTTACATTTAAAAAGAATAAATCCTTATAATAATAATAAAGAATAGGCAATCCATTAGGATCTGTAATTTCAATTACTAAATGCCCTATTCTATTCTTTAAAGGAGCTACATAATAACCATCTTTATCTATTATACTTCTTTGACACCAACTTATAAAAAATTCAACAGTTCCAAATTCATCTTCTTCAAGTTCTACCGATACTGTTAATTCTTTAGCATTATCAACATTAAGAACGGGAAATGAAACCGGAACTTGTCCATAAATTAAAGCCTCTTTTGTAAAACTATAAGTTGGCATAGACACTCTCAAAAAATGATGAGGTCTAATTACAGGCATTGGACCTATCTCTTTTCTATTGCCACCCTTATTAAATGGATTATCAAGAAAAGTTGCATAGAAACTATACGACCTTTGTACTGATTTTCCGAATAATGTCGATGGAAGTTTAAAATATGACATTAATTCAAGCTTCTGAATTCCAATTGGCATATTTATAACCCCATTGTGTTTCTTAAAAAATTAGAAGAATTTTAAAAGAGGGATCTTAAATCCCTCTTTTTATATCATGTTAAACTTATTTATCAATTAAATCATAGTAATCATACTGAAAAGTAACAGCATACTGAACAGCTGATTCATCACTATAAGCAACAGCAACCGAACCAACGGACTGTACTATGGCATTAACAAATCTAAATTTCTTATCAGCTTCAGTTCCATCAACTTTAAACAATTGCAATTCACAAGTTTTAGCAACTAATCCTTTTTTCTGACCTGTTGGAATAGATGCGACATTTGAATAACCCTGATTGACAGTTTTATCACTTGTTCCGAAAATTGCTTCTTGCCATTGTTCTAAGAACTTTTTAATATACATATCTTCAGTTTCTTCAACTGTTACTGCGAAAGTTCCTTCAAATGTTGGTTTGCCCATAAAATACTGAACCATACCACCAAAGTTACTAGTGATGATACCCTGTGATCTTCCAGGAATAGTAGCATTTCTACAATGTACTAAAAACCTTTCGGAATCATATCCATCAATTCCAGCCAATGTTGGAACTTCAATAACTAATTCCCATAACCAAGTTCTTTGTACGTCTTTGAAACCAGCAGCGAAAGCACGACCTTCTATAGTAAAGTTTGAACTTGCCATTTATTTCTCCTTTTTATAATTATTTCTAATTATTTTGTAATTTTTATATATTCCATCTTCTCTAATACAACTTTTAACATATGATAATGGAAAATTATTCAAATTACAAAATTCTCTTAAATTATATGTATTAAAAATTAAAACGTCATCCTTATAAATTTTATAATAATATTTTGAGTTTGAATTACCTTTACCACTATATTTTATACTTCTTTCTTTTCTATTATTTTCATCATTCCAATATTCAAACCATTGTTTACTTTTTTGTTTTTTATAATCTTCAGTTTGTGATTTTCCTTTTTTAGCTTTACTTATATTTATAGAATGTTGTTTTCTTTGTTTTTTTGTAGCTTTATTCCAAAAAGTCTCTTTTATATTAGAACTATCTCCACCATCTGTTGAATTATATCCATTATTTTTACAATCAAAAAATTTAATATAATATTTTTCTAAATCGTTTAATTTATCTCTATCATTTTCTTCGTTTATAATTTCCCATTTAAAATTATTTAAACCATATTTTCTTAAAGCTCTATGAAATTTTAAATTAGATTCTTTTAACGTATCATTAATATGTCTTCTTTTTCTTACTTTTAATCTTTGTATAGTCTGACCAATATAACATTTATTATTAATTAAATTAGTTACCTTATAAATCATCTTTAACCCCCCTAAAAGGTTTTAATTTAAAAGAAGTAATCCCTACTCTTTAGGGTTTCGGGAAACGTATGCCTACGCTGTCCTTCTTTTATATTTTTATTTTTAAGCTATAGCTACTTCTTCAAAGCTAATACCTGTTCTTGTTATAATTGTTCTCAACTGTATAAATTCTATTGCTCTTGTTGGTTGAACATAAATATCGACATTCATTTGATTTGCATCAATAATATCAGCAGTATTATTTGTTTCGTCAACAACTAATTTATAATCAGTCAATCCACCACCGGCTTTAACTTGTGCTAAGAAAGGATCAATTAATGAAAATACTCTAGCTCTTGTTCTAACGGTATTATTTTCGAAAATAAACTGAACAAGACTTGCTTCTACATTATTTTCAATGTAAAGTAAGTTTCTTCTAACATTGATTCTATCCAATGCTGATTTCTTTAACTGTGCAGTTTTCTGACCCCACATGACAAAACCAGTACCAGGAATAAATCTTATTGAGTTAATATTCTTATCATATATTTGACCTATTTCATCAAATGTTAATATTCTTCTCTGATCAAATACTTGAAGTGTTGCTCTGTTGATACCAGCAGGTGCATCCCAAGGATTTGCAATATTATCAACTCTTGCAAATAACATTGCTCCATAAACTGCGTTTGGCAGATAAACAAATCTGTCATTGTATTTGTCGTATGCTTTTGACCAACCACAATAAAGTGCCATATAAGATGGGTTTAAGTATCCATATGCTTCCTCATTATAAATAGCAGCCGCATTATCTTCTTTAGTTGGATCTGCAACCTGAGCAACTGCAATACAATCAGCCCTCGAAGCTGCTATTCTTGCAACTTCTTGTTTAACATTTGTATTCCATGTTGGTGCAATAAGAATTCCGATAGCTGCATTTTCTCTATTTTCAAACAATGCATATGAAATTACCTGGTCAGATCCCAGACCGGCATTAGCAGGAACATTAGAATCTCCACCAGCAAGTTGAAACAATCTATAATAATTAACATATTCTAGATCATTGGAATCCCTTCTTACAGGACGATTAGTCTCAGCCATTCCGTTTCCTGTAACCGAAAATGTTCCACCCGGTGCCTTAACATAAATATAATCTGAATTTCCATTAACAACATCTTCAATATATAGCTGGTTTTTATTACCATCTAAAAGAGGTTCCGTTGTTCCATAAAAAGATTCTACAGGTGTAATTCTAAGTCTTTCTGCTCCAACAGTATCATCAGCACTCAATGATTCAAAATCAGTCCAACTAGCTGTTGATGCTTTCTTAAAAACATTAAGTTTAAATACTTGTGATGCTATTGTATGAGCCGAGGCAGCTATAGCTGATGTATAGTTATCATATGCATTAGCCCAATCACAAGCTGAGTTATACAATTCAACAGTTACAGCAATGTTATTACCATCGCTATCTGGAGCTAGTGCTCCAACTAATAAAGCCTCACTTGTAACTCCTGTTGCGTAAGAGTCTATGTTCTGAATTCTGTCTACTTTATCTGGAGTCGTTGTTGTTGAAGCTGGAATACCACTAAAACTAGTTGAATAAAGTGCGGAAGATCCTGCTATTGAAGAAACTGCTGTGCTTTGATCTGGTTCAACAGTTAAACCAGCGTATGAGTCGCCGTCATTAATATTTCTAACAACATACAAAACACTTGATTCCTTTAAAAACTCAAGAGCAGCGTATGAACCGTATCCGTACTCCGGATAAAAAGCTTTAATAGCGGCACCGTTTAATGGGCTAGTTAAAGTTGCTCCACTAACAAAATATGTTTCACCAAATACATCTATAAATTCTTTATCATTTGTAACTAAAACTGGTCTATTTACAGGTCCTTTGTCGGAATTTATAACTATTCCACCATTAGAAATACCGGCTGGTACTAAAATCTCTGATACGTCGATTTCTTCGCGATAAACTCCAGGTGTTGAATATACTCTTGGCATTATTGACCTCCTCTAAATTTATTTCTCTCTTTAAGCTAAAGCTATATAATCTACTTATCCACTAATATTTATAATATTATCACTAACTATATTTATTATTTTATTCAAATATAAATACAGGGCCATCTTCATCATCTTCATCGTCTGCATTCTCTACCTTATATTTATCATCTATTTTCCTAATATCTGTCGATTTTCCTTCATAATAGTCTGTTATTACGAAATATAGAGCCCATAACATAGAAGTCACAGTATCATCGTTTTCTTGGTTTCCACATTTAAAAACATTTGGTCTAACTTCTTCATATCGGCTCAATTCATAAACAGTTTGTTGATCTACAATTTCCAACCATTCTCTTTCCATATATTCTTTTAAATTTACATTAGCCTTAAGTTTGGTTTTTCTTGTGCTTCTAATTCCCAGTCCTTTAGGGTCAACATTTACAATTCTGTCACATTCATATTCGTACCATATAGTATCACAAAGGGATTGCCCTATGTCATTGTTTTCTATCATCATTTGAGCTTCATTATAATAATCTGAAATTGATATACATATTTGGGAAAAATCATGTGGAGCAATATCATTATTTCTATATACCGCAACTTGTTTTATTTCATGTTCATTATAAATTCTTAAAACCTGAATAACTGAATAATCATTCTTGGTTCCTTTGGCACAATCTATACCAAGAATATATAATGCTTCTTTTACAGGTAATTCATAAATTAAGAATAAGTTAGTCCACTTTGTTGTAACTGGTTGTTTAGGATCAATTCTTTCAAGAATATCCGAATCAATAAGTGTTGATGATGAACCCAAGAATTTACAACTATATTCTTGGTCAAATCGTTTTTGTCCAATATCAGAAATAGTCTTTCTTTTCCACTCTTCATCTCGACCCGGAATTTCCCACCAACCAACTCTAATTGGATAGAAGTTGTTTTTTCTTCTCATTGCCGATGACCAGAATTCATAAAAATGGTTCATGCCCTTAGGTGTTGATACCATTATTATCTTTGAAGTTTTACCAGAAGATATAACAGGATAAGTTGATGCTATGAATTCTTCGGCAACGTGAGGTGGAACTTTTGCAAACTCATCAAGATAAAGTAAGTTAACTGTAAAACCAGTTACTGATTCAGAACCAGTTGCAAATGCATAAACTTTTGAACCGTTTTCTAATGTTATAGATTTCTGGTTCCAACCCCCATCAATTACACCAACTTGAAGCCACAATGGTAAATTCTTAAAACCAAATTTAATTCTATCCAGAATTTCTATTGCTAGTTTTTCTTGGTGAGCAAGTACAGCAACAAATTTATCTTTATTAAATAAAATATAATGCAACATAAAAATAGAAAATATGGTTGTCTTACCATATTGTCTAGCGATCTTACAAATAATGTGTTGTTTTTCTTCTGGTGTTTCTAGGCAGGCTTTAAGAATTTTCTTTTGAAAATCATAAAGTTCAATTAAATGTTTACCTCTATCAATGGTAACAATATAAAAATATTTTTCAGCAAAATAAATTATATCTTTTTTACATTTAATATATTCTTGAATTTGGTCTTCGGTATATTTAAACTGCTCTCCAGCCTTACGGAGAGTTCGGTTTCCCATGTACATGTAATCACCTTCTAAACATATTTAAGGACAAGTCTCTCCCAATTTGGGTTACCGCTTGCAGCTATTGTAACGGCTTTATCAAAAGTTCTCAAGTCTAGGTTGGACTTCATTTGTTTCTGATTCTTTTCCATGAATGCTAATACTTTATTCTTCAATTCCATAGAAACATTTGGCTGAATATTTTCCATGACTTGTCTAATTCTTGCAATAATATCTTCTCGTCTTAAAGTAACATCTATATGATAAGATCTAGATCTAAGAGCTTCATTGATACTCTCTGCGCTTTTATTTGTAATAAAAATGATTCTTCCTGTAAATTTAAATTTATTTGGATATTTCGGAACTTTACCAGTTGTTTGTGATTTTATCCACTCTTCTGATTCATCACTCGGATCAAAAGTAAAAGGAGAATCCCAAGAAATAGTTCTTTCTGGTTTATTATCAAGAGCGGCTAAAAGAATTGAAATACTATTCTTATCTTGTAAAACTCTATCACTATCATCATAAACAATAACTTTATCATTATTATTATAAAGTGTTTGGTATAATGCATATGGAGTTGTTACACCCTTATTATGAATGTAAAAATCTCCTTCTTTACCATATTCATCTAATATCTTAGTTGTTGTGTAAGTCTTTCCAGTTCCGGGCATTCCTGTAATTAAAAGACTATAAACTTTTCCGTCGGCAACCAATCTAACTAAGGAATCTAAATCATCATAAACATATTTTACATCTGCCATTTTAATATTGTCTAGTTTCTTTTGTTCTTTTTCAACATCTGGATTATTATCTGTTTCTGAAGATCCAGGACTTACGTTAATTGTTTCTTCTTTTAAAAAAGATTCAGCAACTGCTTCTTCTTTTGTTTCAACTTCAAATTTACCGGCCTTTGGAACTTCAAGAGTCTTTGCTATAAATGGTAATATAGTCGCGACCGATAATCCTTTTGTTTCGATTCTGACAGCTGGATCTTTTGATTCTGGTTTCCAAATATCAATTGAATCTATTTGACCATTAGCAAAATTAAATCTCAAAGACCTTCCATCTTCAAGAAAATATCTTAATCCTTCACCAGAACCTTTACTGTTTTTAAAATAGTCTACTCCATGCTTCTGATAAAGTTTACTACCAATATTCTTTTCAAGATATGATTTAATTAATCCAACTGCTTTTTGCATATCTTTTTCTTGAAAAGCTTCTCTAATATAATAATAATCATTAAAACTCATGTTATTTATCCTCATCTTCTTCGATGGTAAAGGTTGCATCTACCTTACTAATTTGACTATTCTTTTCTATACTATTAACATAATCTGCTAATGAATTAGCATCTAAAACTATAGTTGCTCTCTTATCACTATTTATATCTCTACCCAACTTATGTTTCTCTAATTCAAGTTGAACAACAGATGTATTAAGTTCTCTTAACTCTTTAAGTTGACCAGCAACTGTTGATGCTAATCTTGCATATGAATCCCAATAACCCGATTTTGTTCCAACTTTAATTTCACATTCAAGTTTGGATAACATAGTTCTTGTGCTTATTATAAGAGATTTTAACTCTTTCTCAAGAAAAGATTGATCTTTTAAAACCAATTCTCTTTTATTTAAAACCAAATCATTTTTCTTTTCTTCTATCAGTTTGATTTGTTTTTCGGTTTTTTCAATTAGTTCTTCTGCATCTTCATCTTTCATTTTAAAAGATGTATCAAATGCGCTTGTAAGACCTTCAAAATTCTTTTCAATGTTATTCATAATTAACCACTTTCATCTGTTGCAGAGAAATTTCTATACCAATTAAATTCCTTTTCACTATCATCATATGTTCCACTAAAATCATATGAAGTTGGAATATCTGATGCTGATAGTGGAACTCCACCAGAAGTCAAATATCCTGATGTACTATATGTTTCTGTTAATACAGATCCAGATGTGAAGGCCGATGTTGCGCTTGTAGTTGTAACTACTGTATTCATAAAATATCTTGTATTAATAACCTTAATGATTTGACTATAAGTCCAAGGTCTGTATAAAAATGCTTCAACAGTTAAATCTAAACTTGCATTAACTTCTCTGCGATCTGTTTCTCCCATATCTCTTGAAAACTCTAATGGAATTCCACCAATACTAACAGGTAAATCTCTATCAATATTCAAAAATGAAAATTCTTTGACTCTCAAATAAAGTTTTGGATTAAAATAAGGAAGAATATTTTCCATTATTTGTGCAAAATAATCCATTGAGTTTGTCATTATAGCAAGGTTAAAATTAAGATTATATGGCGTTGGTTGATAATCTGAAAATATTCTTTCAAGGTCTGTTGCTGTTAAATCTAATGATTGCTGTAACCAATATCTCCATTCATTTACACCATATGCTCTATCGGGGTCATATGTTATACTTTCTAGAGTTAAAGCCATTCGTGGTGTTGACAGAAAATATTTTCGACCTTGTTGTTCAACTTGTGTATATCCGCTAAGATCGGTTGCTGATGTATCAAAATAATGATCTTCTATTCTATCTTGATGATATTTTTGAACAGGCCCAAACGTAAAGAAAACTGGATATGAATCAGCAGATGTACCACTAGAATCATATTTATATACCTTAAGATCATTAAATAGATCCATAAGGGCAACAACGCATCCCTTAATAGTTTGCGGATAATAGTACTGGATCATAATATTTTATTCCACAGATTCTTCTTCGGATTCCTCTGTTTCTTCTTCGGTTGGAAGTTCCTCAACTTCTTCTTCATCTTCAACTTCTTCTTCCTCTGGAACTTCTTCAGTTGGTTCTTCATCAACTGGAGCTTCTTCCTCTGGAGATTCTTCTTCTGCTGGTTCTGGTTCTTCGTCACCGATTTTCTTCAAAAGGTCATCCGAAACTTCTTGACCTCTAACAAGTTTAACAATAGTATCACGATCAACTTCTCTAACTTTTTCTTTGAGTTCTGGATCATTTTCAATCATATTTTTAATAATAGTCTGAACTTTTGTTGTCGATGTAGAAATCTTTTGGCTATTAAAATATATACCACCATCTTCATCTTTATAAAGCATTGGTGTAGCATTAAAGTTTAATGACCATCCTCTTTCATCTGGTTCATCATCTTTATCCATATCCAACGGAACTCTTGTTATTTTAAGATTTGCTGTTCCCCATATTGGAGACCAAGTATCTGTTCTAACACCATATTTAGGAGCTTCTTCCTTGTTGTGTGGATATTCATTATTAATAAACTTTCTAATAACTTCTTCATTAGAAACCTCTGTAAGTAACATTTTATCAACAGCTTCTTCGATTTCATTTAAAATTGACATATCTTTCTCCTTGAATTAGTCTTGTGTTATATCCACAAAACCCAATTTTGTTAGTTTCTTTATATAATTTTTTGTTCTTTCTTCATCTTTAATCTCAGCTATAATAACTTTATATTTTTTGGGTTTGTCTTGAGCAACTTTCATATCTTCTGATGCTTTACTCTCCTTATCTATAAAGTTAACACAACATACTGCATCTTTTTCATGCAATATTGTATAACCTTTTCTAATAGGTTCCATCACAAAACCATCGACTAAATCATCCTTTTCGGAACATTCAACATCTTTGAGATAGTAAAAAAGACCATCAATTAATGACATAGTGCTACTCCTGTATTAAATTTTTATATATTCTAGTTATATATTCTTTAAAATCTTTTAAATTGTTAATAATATTATTAATAATCTTCTAAAGAAAATTCAGCTGATATACCATAATCCTGAAAAATATCATTAAGTTCATTAGCTGCCATTTCAGACCACACACCATCTTCATCTTGATCAGCAATATTTTTTAAATTATTATAAATTGGTACAAATTGTTTAACTATATTTTGAACTTGTTTAATTTGTTGCCTATTAAGAGCATTTTTACTTTCTTTTAAATATTCTTTAAATCCCATTTGTTTCTCCTTTTAAGTTGATATTTTATCTCTAATTAGGATTTACCGCTTTTCGGGAGCTACCCTAGACTTTATTCTATTAACCTTTATCTTTATATTTATCTTCCATTTCTTTTAAATGTGTATAATATAATTTATCTTCTGTTAAATGGTCAAGTGCGATTCGTCTTGCTATCGCATCTGAATCTGTATGTTCTTTCTCGACTTTAATACCCATTTGTAATTCTTTTTCGTCTGGTTCAACAGGTTTCTTGTTATACTCACCCTTAGATAAAAATGAGGATAACAATCCATAAATCATTCTTTCTAGTTCATCATGTTCAATTCCCATATCCTCTGCAAGTTTATGAACTTCTTTATCGGATGGATCTGGATTATTAGTAAAGAAGTCAAAAATGATTCCCATTTTATCATTTTTCTTTTCATCTGCTTCTTTTAAATATTTTTTAAAACTCATTATAACTCCTCTGTGGAACAATATCTCTTATATGATTCCTTATAAAAGTTGTAAACAATTCATATTGTGATGGACCTTTTGTTGCCATTCCTTTTGATTGTTTATCAAGTTCACTTTTTGCTTTATAAGCAAGAGAAATAATATTATTAACAGTTTCCAATTTTGATTCAATATCTTTAATATTTTCTGGTTCAACTGGTTTAATCTCATCACTATTTGTATCAACATAAACTTCAAATGTTCCACCATCATCTGGTTTTAAAATCATTTTTGGAGAATCAGATGAATCAGATGCTTTTGTGTTTATAATGATATGTTCTTTTCCATTATATAAAACTTTTTGACCTTTATAAAATCTACTATTTTCTCTTATATATTCTTTGAAACTCATGTGTTCCCCTTAACTGCTTACTGGTGTTGATGGATGAGTTGTCGATGGCACTACTACTCCTGCTCCTTTAATCGAATCATATAGTCTTTGTATATCGGGTAGCACACTATCTACAATTTTATTTCTAACTGTAGCAATTGGTTGTGCAAAACTAATACTTCCAAATGATCTTGTTCTATCTTCTCCGGTTGTCATTGCTTCAAGTTCATCCAAAGTATTTAATATTTTTTGAAAGTCTCCTAAGATACCATTGACCTTTTCAAGAACTTCCATTGGATTATCTTTTTCAGTTAAATATTGTTTAAATGACATTAGTATCTATCCCTTACTCTGTCTTTGGATCTCATGAGTTCTTCATGTGTTTCATCTGATGCTTGGTATCCTTGTCTTATATCTGCCTTATCAAGTTGTAACATTGCTATCTGTTTTGCTTTATCAAAATCTTTTACAATAGCAACTACATCATCAGTTTCTAAACCGCCACGACCTTGAATCATTATAGATTTAATAGTAGCTGGAAACAAAACATCAATAAGTTCAGAATCCGGTGTTGCTTTTGTAACAACATAAAACATTCCTATATCATCAACATCACCAGGATTATTATACTTGACTGCATCCTGTCTTGACATAACAAATGGATCTTCTGTTTCTTTTAAATATTTTTTGAATGACATATATTCTCCTAGTCTGTTGCTTTCTTTGTAACTTCAATTTCTTTATACTTTCTCTTAACAGCCGATGCGACTTTCTTCTTTAATTGTTCCAAAGAACCTTTATACCATTTAGGTGATTTCTTATACTTATTTGCTTGTGATAAAGCATTTCTTGCCTGATTCTCACTATTGATTGGAAAATGATCCTTATCGTCTGTTACATCTTTAGAACCGGCTGGGAAAACTACATCGCCACGATTTCTTACTTCTGCTTTTGGATCCTTCTTCTTTGTACCCTCAGTAACAACTTCTTCATTTGTTGATTCTTGTTTAACTTCTGGTTGAATATCTTCTATCGTTCTCATTAATGAATCGAATATTGACATAATTTTCCTCCTACTAAATTATTATATATAAGTATTTATTATATTACTCAAATTGACTTTCTAATATTTTATCTATCAATTTTATATCTCTAATTCTAACTAAATCTATATTATTATCTTTACAATATTTATTTTTAATTTGATCGGTTAATATAGTTTGTTTAAATCTTCTAATTCCACCAAAATGTTTTATTGGTTTAATATGTTGTTGACCATCAAATTCGATACAAGTATTATATTCTGGTAAATAAAAATCAAAAGGTAATAAGTTTTTTAAACCCCTACAATTTTTAAATTTATATTGTTGTTTAAATTTAATTAAATGTGAATTTAAATAATTTTCTATTTTAATTTCTCCTTTTGATATTTTACATCTCGGACATCCATTTTTATTTGAAATACTTATATGATTGTTTGGTGACTGTTTAAATATTTTTTTACATTTGTTACATATTATTTTAACATTAGTTTTATTATTAATATATTCAACCAAACTATAATCATATTTATCACCATGAACTTTTTTAGCTTTCTGAATAAAAATTTCTAAACTATCTCTATATTTTTCTGATATATGTTCGTTTCTACAATCCCAACAACCATTCCCTTTTAAATGTGACATGGGTACTTGTTCAAAAACTCCATGTATGGGGCAAATAATTTTAACTTTTATTTTATTATTAATATATTGAACCAAACTATAATCATATTTATTATTATGTATTTTTCTGCTCTTTTTAATAAATAAATTATTATTTAATTTGAATTTTCCACCACAAATAATACAACCACAACCTTTTAAATGATCTCCAGGTCTTTGTTCAAAAACTCCGTGTTTTTTACAAACAATCTTAACTTTTTGTTTGCTATGTTTATAATCAACTAGATTATAAACATATTTATCACCATGAACTTTTTTAGCTTTTTCTATAAATTCTTCTTTTTTCATAATTTTTAAAATAATATGTTATGCGATATAAAAGTCAGGAGGAGAACTTTCACTTCTCATCCACCCCAAATATCGTTCTTCTTCAGCTTGACCTTCTGATAATATTGCACTTCCGTTAATACTCAATCCATCAGGCATTGTTCCTTCATATTTACTGATGTTTCTTCCCCATTGTATCTTTGCTCTGGCAACTGCCAATTTTCTAACTAATTCATCATTAAATAGATCTGTAGCTAGATTTCTTCTATAAACAACTAGTGCTCCCTGAACATTTGTAGATGGAGTCGGAACAACTTTAATAACTCTTTTATTTGGTATCCAGTTAGCTATATAATATTTTCCAAATGCTTCTCTAATTTGGTCTATATACATCATCGCAACATAAAAATTACTCAAGGTCATTCCTATTCCAGCATTGTCAACTGGACCTCCAGGATAACCTCCTTGAGTAACATATTGGTCATAAAGTAGTATGTGAGTTGGACTGAATAATGTGTTTAATCCATCAAGACCATCTCTGACTGAAAAATCATATATAGCCTCAATATCATCATAATATGCACTTGTTTTAAAATCCATAATGGCTGAAGAAGCATACTCTGATACACCAGCAGAACATTGGAAAAGAATAATATCCATGTAACTACCTCTATCATAATTATAATGCCAAAAATCTCTTATTGTATCTTCAATACATAAGTTTAACTGGTCTTCAGTCATTTCAACATTTATAACAGGGTGGCCTAATTTTTGTAGAATGTATGTTCTCATTCCATCCCACGATGTAATTGATACCATTGCCATAGTTTATTCCTCTTTTTTGTTTCGTTTTTTTGTTAAAGCTTTTCTTCTCTTTGCTTTAATTTTCCTGCCTTTCAATGGCTTTTTCTTAACTTCTACTTTTTTTTCAACTGGTTTTTCTTCAACAAATTCATCATCTTCAAGACTAATCTCAACTATTTCAGGTTTAACTTCAGTTATTACAGTTGTGGGTATCAAATCTGTATTTATTAATTTGGGTCTGGGTGGAACCAAAACTCTAAAAACATTATCATATTTCTTACCCTTAAACAAATCTAAAAGTTCATCTGGAACCTGATGTGGTCTGTTATCATTCGGGAGTATCACAATTCTACCATCAGTCAACTTAACCTTATAGGGAAAGCCAACAATATTAACAACTACCATAATAAATCCTTTCGTTTCAATTTTTTATATCAATCCCACTACTATTTATAATATTATGCAAATAAAAAAAGGGATGGAAGTTAATCCATCCCTAATTTTCAATACTACTAACCAATTAAATATTCCACTCATATTTTAAATTACCTGAATCATATATTCTATAAAAATCATTTTCTAGCATAATATCATGTTCGGATTTATTTTTATCAAACCCTTGTTTAACTAAAACATCCTTTCTATATTTAAAACGATTTTCTCTACATCCATCTATAATATAGAAATAGTTTGGTAAAGTTTTTGTAATTAATTTAAAATTCAATTTATCATACAATGTTTTACTGTTGTTCATTGTCCAGCTTCTATCGGCATAACTAATTATTTTAATTGGATTATATTTTTTAACAAAATAAATAAATAATTTATTAGCGCCTCCAACAATAGTAGTATTAATTTTATTACAAAACCTCAATAACTCAAAATATCCTTCTTTACTTATTTGACCTAAATTTTTTCGCAATTTACCAAAAGTCATTAAAGATACTAATTCATTATTATAATATAAACCTAAATTATATTTTCCAATATTATATCCTTGAATATGATTTTTAATCAAAAATATTTTATATTCTTTAAATTCTATTTGTTCTTTAATCTCACATTCTCTAGCATAAATAACTTTAGATTTTCCTAATAAATTTAAAATACGACTTTTAACTATATCTTGTTTATACAACCAATCGTCCTCGTAAATATGTATTAAATGTATTTCTTGTTGTTCGCATAAATTAGTCTTATTTAAATGATAATTTTTATCCTTCTCTAATTCACAATGCCAATATAAACCATTAAACTCAAAAGCCAATTTAATATCAGGTAAATAAATATCTAATTCATAAGGTGATATAATTTGTTTTGAATTTTTAATAATTTCTTTATTATAATTATTTTCAATAAAATTTAATAACTCAACTTCTATATTAGAAATAGGTTTTTGATATGGGTTGCAAACATTACAAACTATTAAATTTTTTATTGATCTTAATCTAAATAACTGGGGTTGTATATTAAAATCATTATTACAATTATTACAATGAAATATATAATTATTATCTTTAATTTCTTTAAATATTATTGGTAAATTAAATTTTTTGATTTTTTCTTCAATATTATCTATTTGTCTTTTTTTATTACTTTCTTTAAAAATATTTAAAACTTTTGGATGTAATCCCCCATATTTTTGTATGTTTGTTATTTTAGCTTTTTCTGGATTAACATATTTTTCATTCCCGTATTTAATTAATTTTGTATTTCTTGATTTATTTTTAAAATCAGATGATTTATTATGACAAGATACTGAACAACATTTCGCATAACCTTTTAATAATCCGTAAAATTTTGTATCCTTACCACAAACAACACATTTTCCTTCATTAGCTTTTTTAATAAATTTATTATAATAATTAACAACTGAAATATTATGTTGAGATAGAATATGAGATGAAAAACCTAAAGGTATAATATCTTTATTACAAATTTGACATTTAATCTTCATTTATATTTTTCCTATTTTTGTTATAATAATCATCAATTATATTTCTTACAACGGCTGTAAATGTTCTTTCTTCTTTTTCTGATTGTTCTAATATTTGTTTATATTCTGTATCAGAAAAACATATCAATTTATTTTTCATAAAAATCTCCTTTCTATATAATATTTATCATTTTATTTATATAAAAATTATATAAAAAATTTTAGCTATATAAAAAAGGGATGGAAGCATATCCACCCCTTTATTTTCAATACTTCTTATTAAGTTGTTACTCTATATTAAAGAGCAGCTCCTGCAATAAGGTTAGCAACATTGAAGAACGGAATCAATCTGTAATAACGTCCAGCTCCAAGTAACGAGTTGGTAATGGCGTATCTTGCCATAGTTCCGATACGAGGTGCGAAGTCATCAGGATTGATAGCTCTCATTGTAAGACCCATGATGTAAGGGCTAAATATGACACCAGCATCGCTGATACCAGGTCCCTTAAATCCAACAAGTGCATACTCTGTCTGTGCATACTGATCTCTGTAAACATCCAATGTTCCGTTAAGCTTACCAACGGCAGCCATAACATGAGTTGGGTTCACATTCTGAGTGAACTGGACAAACTGGTGACCAGCACTCTGAAGTGCAGTAATGATACCAGGAGATGCAACACAGAAGTTACCTGGACCTCTACGAGTCTTAATTGCAATCTTATTCTGCTGATAGATGATTGAAGCAATGATGTTCATGTATTTTTCACCAGACCATCTGCCGTCAATACCTGTGCCAGAACCTGTAAGGTCGATTGCACTAATAACCTCTCCGCCATTTGCAGTATCAACAGCGGCGTCTTTAACTGCGGTAAGAAGTTCTCTGTCGAGTTCGGCAGTTACTTCATACTGCAAGAAGTTAACCATTTCACGTTCAATGTCAAGACCCTGCATAGCCTTAACGTCCTGAGCGGCTTCAAGTGAGAAGCTAGCTGCAAGTTTTCTGGTTTTTGCTGTAATAGCAAGCTGGTCGATTCTCATGTTAAGCTGTGGCCAGCTACCACAACCTGTACCTGTACCGGAACCACAACCGGCTGAAATTGTCCAGCCTTCTGCGGCTGATGTAGCAGCACCAGTTCCTGAAGTGTCTTTGACACCATCAGAAGCCGATGTGTTTCCACCAGTTCCCTTAAGAGTAGCAGATGTGCCCGGCTGTGAGCCAGAATATCCACCATAATAAGGTACGTCATCCCAAGCAGCTTCGTTACCTTGACCATCTGCATAGATTACGCGAAGTGCGTATGCAAGACCAACAGGTGTTGACATTGCCTGCACACCGACAATCTTATTTGCAAAAAGGTCCGGGAAAGTACGTCTAACAAGGGCAAGTGCGATCGGACGGAACTTCCATGAATCAGCATCGGCTACACCGTCTGTATATCCACCGAGAGATCCGGTATTAATACTTCCAGTTGAAGCTTCTGTAATAAGCTGACCAGAGAAGTCTTTCTGTTCTTGGTTCTCAAGAAGAACGGCCATGTTCTCTTTAACATCTCTATCCTTGATGTTTTTAACAGAGATTCCACCCTTCTGAGATGACCATTTCTCAACTAATGCTTTTTTAGATATTGTCATAATGTCTCCTCCTCTATAAAATTGACAAGACGTTCTATTTTCTTTTTGATTAGTCCATCATAAATCTATTAGCAGCTTCTGCTAATGTAGGTTTATTCTGTTCCTCTTTTTCCTCTATTTCTTCTTTTTCCTCTTTGATGACTTCTTTCTTATCTTCAGGTGCTGTACCTTCTGAAAGAACTGAATCTATTTTCTTTGAAGTCTTTTCCTCTACCTTTTTAGGTTCATTAGACTCTTTGACCATAGAAACGAATTCATCAATAGTTTCTTTAATCTCGCTGAAAGGTTTGCTCTTAAACATCTTCACAACTCTCTGTTTCTGTGAAGGTGTAAGACCTTCAGTCTTTTCTGAAATAAGCAAGAAAGCTGCTGATTTTTCAAGTCTTTCCTCAGACTCAACAATTTTCTTTGTCATTTCTTTTACTTTCTCCTGAAGTTCAGCAATATCAGCATCTTTCTTTTTAAGAAGCTCTGAACCTTCAGAATCAAGATCAACATAATGCTCTGAAAAAAGTTTCTTAATATTAACAATAAGAGGAAGTGCAACTTCGTTTACTGCAATCTTATTAAGAGTTTCATCAGAGATTTGTTCTGTGATTACATGCTCAAGGTAGCTATCAAGCTTACTAACAATTTTCTTTTCAAGATTATTGAGCTTTTCATCGTATGACTCAATGATAGTTGCTTTTTCATTTTCAACTCTTTCAACAACTTCTTTCTTGCAATATTCTTCTGCAAGTTCATCATACTTGTTTTTCATTTCTTCTTCTCTCAAGGCTACGCGGGTGTCAATCAATTTCTGAATGGCATCCTCTAAAACCTTTTGATCGGAAGGAGTTAACATTTCTTTAATTTTATCGGTAATCTTTTTTGACATAATTAAATCTCCTTCTAATTAAGACTTTATCAATTACTTATATTTATATTTTTAACCTTATAAAAAATCAATAAAAAAATTCAATTGGTTTTTTACTAGTTATCCCTTTATTTTTCAATTACTTTTTGCCATTTAACTTGTTTAAGAAATTAGTCATATGCTCTAACATTAATTTTGAACTAGCATTTTTATCGACATCTTCCTTTAACTCCTTAACAGCCTTCTCAACTAAGTTATCTTTTTTAACCTGCTTTTTCACTTTTTCAATAACTTTCTTCTCGGTATTTTCCTCATTCAACTCCTTCTTTACCTGATTATCTCTTACAAGTCTGCATGTTCCATCGGAACAAACCCACTTTGAACCCTTAAGAATCCAATCTGTATTCTCAACAACTGAATGTACAAATGCTTTGGGTGCTGAAGGGTTGTTAACCAAGTCTATAGAGATAAGTTGAAAATCTTCCTTAACCATGTCATTTTCAAGAGATCCAACACCTCTAGTTGACATACCAAGAACGATGCCCTCATCAACAAGAGCTTTAGCTATTCTTCCACATGGTGTATCAAGCAATCTTGCTTTTCCTTTACCATTGTCACCCTCCATCTTTAATGAAACGATAACATGTGAAATCCTATCTAAATCTATGTTTGGAGTCTCGCCATGGTCTAAAGTTCCAACTGCAAGGTTGTTAGAAACCTTTTCTTTACAATAGTTTCCAACTTCTCTAACAAGAATTTCGTGAGGATAAATTCTACCATTCCTATTTTTAACACCTGCTTGAAGCATGATGCCTTCAAGATAGTATGCTTTTTGTTTCTTTCCATCAACCTCTATGTCTTCTTTAATAACTTCAAGATCTCTGAAGTCAATGAATTCTCTGAGTAATTTCATTTTATTTACTCCTCGTTTTTAATTGATGTAATCTCTTTCATCTTATCAACATCAACCCCATTAAGATTTGCAAGAACGTCTGTTTTCTTATCTTCAATTCTTGCTTTAACCTTATCAGCTGCGAGTTTTTCAACGTCTGCCTGTACTGAAGGCCACTCATCTTTAAGAACTCTTTTAATAATTGATTCCATAAAAACCTCTCTATGTTAAAATTTTAGACTTATAACTATTTATTATTTTCTTACTTAATTAAGTCAATGTCTTTATTAAACCTATCTTTAATATTTTTATCAGCATCTTGCCAGTCATCAAAAAGACTAGTTTGTTTACCATGTCTTCCATTATTTTTATTTCTATATTGAGTTGATTCAGCTGGCGCGGCGGCGGCTTCGGCTCCCGTTTCAGGTGCTGGAGGTGCTTCTCCACCGGCTTCCATTCCTGCTTCCATGCCACCAGCTCCGGCCATTTCAGGTCCGGCTCCAAATTCGCCTCCACCCATTTCGGCTCCGCCAAATCCACCTCCAAGTTCAGCACCAGGTGCAGCGGCTGTAGGTGTTTGCATTTCTTCTTTCTTTATCAATTTTTGGTTTTCAATATAGTCATCATCATCCATTTTAAAGAATTTTCTAAGTGCAAATTCTTTTGAGAATAATCCACCAGGATTATTATTCTTGTCATAAATATATGTTGAGATTGATGCAAGAACTCCCATCTTTGCTTCAACTAATTCAAACTCTTTATATTCTCTGAATAGATTAGATTCAGTAAATTTAACTTTGAAATAGTCCTCATCAATATATCTTTCTTCTATTCCTCTAAGTCTTAACAATGTAATGAAAGGGTCAAGAAGAATATATTTAAATCTATTCTGAAGTCTTTTCACAAAATTAGAAAACTTAATTTCTTCTCTTAATATTTCACCTGACTTACCACTTGAATACATTGCTGTAGTCGGTTCTTCCCAACGGGAACGAGGCAGTTTAAGAGTCTTGTAAAGTTTCTGTAAGAAATAGTTTATGTCGTTAAGTTCACCAAGTTGCATTCCACCACCGATAGTTTCAACTGTTGTTCCCTCACCATTTTCATTTCTTGTGAACCAGAAGTCTTCGGTAAGTGACTGAATGTTCATTGTTGAATCTATTTCACCACTATCGGCATTGTATATAATTTTCTTTCTATATCTCTGAATAAGACCTTTAAGATATTCTTCTGCTTTTCCTTTTGGCATTCTACCAATAGCAACATTCCACACTCTTCTTTCAGGTGCGCGAACAAGTCTATAAACAACAAGAGCATCTTCAAGATTTTTTAACTGATTATAAGTTCGAATTGCTGATTCAAGATAACCTCTTACATCAAGCATGTTTGCGCCATAAAGACCATAGTTAACATATGAAATCTGGTCTTTATCAAAGACTATACTTCCTTGTTGTTGTTGTCTAACATCTTGTGCGTTTGGGTTACCAATCTTAGTCTGCATGTATCCAGCGATTTTATTTTCTTGATAGACTGGCATCATTGTATGTGCGGGCAGAACCTTTATTCCTATTATATTGTTACCTTCTTCGTTAAGAATTAATTCGATATATAGTTCTGCTTCTATAAGCCATTTTCTGAATAAATCCCATCCTCTTTCATTAAAAGCAAAAACCGTGCTGACAAGATAATCCCAAATATCTCTAACTTCTTCTTCAACATGAGTTGGCATTTCTTCAATAACATCAAGGTCAACAATATCATTTTCATCATCGTTGACTACAGCTTCGTCACAAACGGCATCAAGTCCATCAGAAACTTCTGGGAAGAGTGCCATCTCTTTATATTTTTGTATTCTTCCATGTTTGTTTGCAAAGTATTGTTCAAAAGAAATTCCAATGTAAGTTACAGCCGAACCCGGCGACATTAGATAATCATAGTTAATATAATTATATAAGTCGATTTGTTCTTGGCTGACACCAACAGAGTTTTGAATTTGCTCTTGGTCAATTCTTTCTTCACCACCACGAGCGGTTCTAAAGAATTTTGCGAATGGGTTGAACTGGAAAACGCGGTCGAGAAGGCTCATTTGTTAATCTCCTTTTCAAGTAATTTATCAACTATATTTATATTCCAATATGGTATTCTGATTAAATCAATATTTTTATATTTACAATAATTATTCTTAATTTTATCTTTTTTAACAGTTTCGTTAAATTGTAATCTTGCTTCTTTTAAATTCATTCCATTAAACCTAACTGGTTTAAAATGTTGCTTGCCATCATATTCAATACAAGTATTATAATTTGATAAATAAAAATCAAAAGATAACGGTCTTATATCTCTACAATCATTAAATCTTTTTTGTGAAATATATTTAATATTATTATTTATTAACCAATTTTTAATTACTTTTTCCCCTTTAGACCTATCACACCCACACCTTTGACCTAATAAAAAATTAGCCAATCTTATTTTAGATATATTACCACACGAGCATCGATATTTTAATAATTCATCATTTCTTTTATATTTATTACTTAATAATTTACATCCTTCTTTTTTAAAAATTTCTTTAATATCATCTAAATTATATTTAATATTTTTGGGATTTAATATATTACTACATTTAGTACAAATATCTCTAGTCCTATTATTCTTAATATCATTATATTCATACCAATAAACTTTATCTATTTTTCCACAATTATCACATTTTCTATCAACTAAAACTGATGATCTAGGTGGTAAATCGTTTACGTCAACTAAAATACTAGAACCTCTTTTAACTGTCATTCTATTCCAATTATCTAAAGATTTTGGTAATTTATATCCTCTATTTTCCCAATATTTCATATTACCTATAAGTTTAATTTTAACTTTATTTGAAATTAACATTTTAAAACTCTATTCAAATAGTTTGTCAATATAATTGTTCACATTTATAGATTCGTTCTTCTTTTTCTTCTTCTTCTTTTTCTTCTTTTTACTGGAAACTCTAGTTCTTTTAAATAAATATGATGAATCGGGTTTATATTTTCCCAGAGTATCATAATTTGGTTTCTCACCAAGTTTAGCAGCGAACTGACCTCCGACACTTGCAGTTGTTATTCCACCCGTACTCATTTCATTTTTTTCAAAATAGTTTATAATTGATTGCTCAAGATCTATTCCAGAATTTTCTTCATATATTGTTTTAATAATTTCATTTGCTTCTTCAGTTGTAATATCATATCCTAGTTCTTCTGCAATTCTTTTTGCATTCATTATATCTTCTTCTGTTATTTCATATGGTTTTCTGGGTCCTTGTCTATATCCAAATCTATAACTAATTGCATTTGATGTATTTCTAGCTGCTCCAGGACTTTGAACTGATGGATATGAAGGATCTAATGACATACCTGCAGTTGGTTGATTATCTTCTTTGACATTCATTGATGCCGAATATCCCAATTTCTTACTCATTTCTGCTTCTTTTTCTTCTGGTGACTTAGCTTTCATTTTATTAACTTTTGCTTGTTGATATTCCAATTCTTTAACTTTAGCTCGTCCAGATTTAGTCATTTTGTTAATTAAACCAACTTCTCTTTTAAGTTTTTGTAATTTTCTATTTTCGGCATCTAAACCAGCATCATAAGCGGCTGCGCCTTTTCTAATAACTTCAGCATCTTCTTCTTCTATAAGTTCTTTCAAAGAATCATTTAAATATTCTCTAATTTCTTTATTCATCGTTATCTCCGTAGTCTTCTAATAACAGTAGTATATCATCTATATTTATATTATTATTTTCTAGTTTCATTTTAACGTCTTTCTTAATTCTTCTTATTTCAGAGCGTTGCTCTACAGTTCCTTTAACGATTAGTTTATTGTAAAAATCATTATGTAATGTTTGTGTATATAAAAACTTATGAAGGTTTACTAATCTACCTCCCAATAATCTTTTAAGTTTAAAGACAAACCTATCCAATGGCGTTAAGGCTGCTAGTTCAGTTTTAGTCTGAGGGTCTTTAATTATCTTACCAGCGGCATTAACTAGCTTAAGCTTATAAGCTTTTGTTCTTACAATTGGAAGAACTAATTTCTTAATAAGCATATAAAGTAGAATGGTATCTACATTTCTTTTATGCTCAAGACTTGCCATATTATGAAACTACTGTACAACCTGTTGCTAATGTAACACCCGCTGAAGTCAAATATGCTTTAGATGCTTTAAGATTGTTTGAACCATCTACATAAGAAATATAGACTGTGCTTCCGTTAATTTCTATAGATGTAATAGTAGCACCAGTTTCCACCGTGTTACCATTATTATCTAAAATTGTTGCGCCTGTTATTTTCATTTTATTCTCCTTTAACTAATTTAAATAGTTATTTCTATTTTTCCGACTATTATATCATTTTATTCAAGGTTTTTTTCACCAATTTGCCCAAGGGTTATTACTTGGTTTCTCATTTGATGGTGGTTGATATTTTATTGGAACTTTTCTTGTATCGACATTTGAATTTGTATCGAATCTGTCTGATTTTCTATTAACCTGGCTTTCCATTTCTGGCATAGTTCCAGAGAGTTCTGCTGGAACTTCGATTTTTTCGTCTCTGAATGGTTTCACTATTAACTCCCATACATGTTGTTTAGACAGCAAATACATTCCTATTTCTTCTTTAACTTCAACTACTTCATAAATAAATTGATTATAGTCTGCCATTATTATATCACCAATTTTTGGTATATATGCATCGTGGGCTGAAGCTGAAACACCTTCCCAGTCGTATTGAGATGCTGTTCTAAAATGTCTTTTAGAAGCATACATACTAAATTGATCCATACCATCTATACCAAATTTAGTCCACAACTTTTCTTCTCTTGGCAACATATAGAAAACCATAATATCAAATTTTCTTGAAAATCTTCTATCGTTATCTTCGCCCCATATTCTATCATAGTTTTGGTCATAAGTTACAGCATAATATGTAACACAAACACCTCTCTGGTTATAGACTTCAGTTATCATTAAGTCATATAGTTCTCTTTCATTATTATATCTAGGCCCTGTGCATTTTGTAATCCAAGATGGCATATCACTATATTCTCTATAGTAACCGGACGTACTAGTAGGTGCTGGTATTTGTTCTTGAATTTCGAACCAACCATTTGTAAATATACTAATATAGTCAGCATTTGTAATTACTTCTGCCATTAGTCAGTCCTTCTTCTTGTAAGACTTGTAGAAGTGTTTTGGAATGCAACAGTTGTTCCATCCTGTTTATAATATGTAAATACTTGATTAACTCTATTAACATTACCAACAGCATCGGCAAGGAGAATTGTAAATATGTCTGATAATGTTTTTGTATCTACAGTTCCAGAAAGAATATCTTGAACGGCGGCGGATGTTATATTACTAACTGTTATAGATTCTTGTATAGAATAATCTGAAAGTATAACTAATATTGTTTGTTCCTTGATTTCATCAGCATTCAACTTAATAACCATATAGTCATCATTACCAGAGTTAGGATTCATTTCACTAGCTGTTGCCGAGAGGCTCCATTCTCCTGTTGATCCTAGTTGTTGTGGTGTTCCACTAATTGTAGTTGAGTTTGGTAATGTTACAGAATCACTCCATGAATAAGCTGATATTAACTGATTTGTCATTCCTGCCCATGTTGATTGTGTATAATATCCATCTGAACTAGCTGATAATAATGGAAAAACTAATGTAGTTGCTTGATTTTTCTTACGAAATAGTTCCATGTTTTAATTTCCCTTTATACAATATTATATTATTTACCTAATTATATTTATAATATTCAACTAAATGTATTTTAAATTACCTATATTTTATAATATTCCTCTCCCAATTCCTCTATACATTCCTCTACCTACAGTATGTTCAGGTTCCTCTGAACTGCTTGACTCACTAGATGAACTTGATTCACTACTTGAACTTGATTCACTAGATGAACTAGATTCTGAACTTGAACTTTCAGAACTACTACTTGATTCACTTGAACTACTTGATTCGCTACTTGAACTTGACTCACTAGATGAACTTGACTCACTACTTGAACTTGATTCACTAGATGAACTAGATTCTGAACTTGAACTTTCAGAACTACTACTTGATTCACTTGAACTAGACTCTGATGATGAGCTTGACTCAGAAGAGCTACTTGATTCTGAACTTGAACTTTCAGAACTACTGCTTGACTCACTACTAGAACTTGATTCAGAACTACTGCTTGATTCACTTGAACTAGACTCACTAGAAGAACTTGACTCTGATGATGAACTCTCGGATGATGAGCTAGATTCACTAGAACTTGATTCAGATGAACTAGACTCTGATGATGAGCTTGACTCTGATGATGAACTCTCGGATGATGAGCTAGATTCACTAGAACTTGATTCAGATGAACTAGACTCACTTGAACTTGACTCACTAGATGAACTAGATTCTGATGATGAACTAGATTCACTTGTACTTGACTCACTAGATAAACTTGATTCAGAACTAGAACTTGATTCAGATGAACTAGATGACTCTGATGATGAACTTGATTCTGAACTTGAACTTTCAGAACTAGAACTTGATTCAGATGAACTAGATGACTCTGATGATGAACTTGATTCTGAACTACTACTTGACTCACTAGAACTTGATTCAGAACTACTGCTTGATTCTGAACTTGATGACTCAGAACTAGAACTTGATTCTGAAGAGCTACTTGATTCTGAACTTGACGACTCAGAACTAGAACTTGATTCTGAACTTGACGACTCAGAACTAGAACTTGATTCTGAACTACTGCTTGACTCACTAGAACTAGACTCACTAGAAGAACTTGACTCTGATGATGAACTCTCGGATGATGAGCTTGATTCACTAGAACTGCTTGACTCAGAAGAACTAGACTCACTTGAACTACTTGATTCCGAACTTGAACTAGACTCACTAGAAGAACTTGACTCTGATGATGAACTCTCGGATGATGAGCTTGATTCTGAACTTGAACTAGACTCACTTGAACTACTTGATTCAGAACTTGAAGATTCATCTTCTTCATCTTGTGTTATTGATGCTATTAATGTATCATCCGTCTTTTGGTTTTCATAACATAACTTTCTCCAAGAGTCTGAACGGAGACTTGATTCAATTCTTACTTCATCAATGTATCCATCCCATGTTCTTGATCCTCCATCATTATTTCCAATACATAAATTGTTACCAGCATCAGTAGCAACTCCACCAGAACCATTTGTTTCTGTACCATATGATACCTCTACAGCACTAGTATATAAATGTATACCAGAAAACTGATCACTTCTTGTCCATGTTACAGTAATAAGAGACCAAACATTAAATGCTGGTGTTCCTGCATCAGTAGAAAATCTTTCAACATTGCCTGTATCACAGGGAGCATATAGTCTAAGTCCACCATTTGAAGGTGTAAATAATGATGCCCATGCTGGACCTGAAGTAGCTGCACCAGCTTTGTCCAATATTCTACCACCAGCCAATCCATCTGAACGCATGTATACCCAAGATGACCATTGAACATTAGCCATATCATCAATATCGGCACTACTACCACAGTTAATTTTATCATCAACGCCATCGAACTCCAAAGCACCATAAATATGACCAGTCACATCATGTAAGTTGGTATCTTCATTCATGGTAGCATCATTAGGTCCACCGCTTACAGAATCAGCAACATTCGTATTATTGGCATTATCGTTCATGTGGAAGACTCTTACAAATCCATCTTCCGCTCTAAAGGTTGAAGGCCCATCTGATGAGGTCGAACAAGCACTATTTCCATAATACATTTTAATATTCTGTGTGGTAGAATTACCACTAACCGTTGGTACTCTTACCCAAACAATTCCAGTTGAAGCAGAACTTGAATAATGTTCAATTTCAAGGTTTAACTCTGTACCTTCGGTTGTAGCAAATCTTAAATCTGCTCCATCTTCTTGTGTTGCACTAAATACAAAGTCGGCATTGGCACTTGTTAATCGAATAAGAACAGGAAAAGGTCCAACATCAGCTGATATGTTTGCACCAGTTGATGATGTATCAAAAGCTATTGTTGCTGTATAATCCCAATCTGGATATGGTTCTGGTTCTCCAGAACTAGAACTTGATTCAGAACTAGAACTTTCTGAAGACTCTGAACTGCTTGATTCTGAACTAGAACTTTCTGATGAGGAACTTGATTCTGAACTAGAACTTTCTGATGAGGAACTTGATTCTGCATCTTCTTCTTCGGGTCCTCCACCAGCAGATAGTGTTGGAGGTCCACCAGATGTTAAATTTGCTCCAGTTCCATTATTATCAGTACCATTCCACTCAAAATAAACAAGAGGTGTTGATAATCCTTCACCAGCAGAAATTGGAGCTTTACCACCATTATAAAATAAATCTCTATTAGATTCTTGAGATAGGTCAACGTATATTCCATGACCATCCCAAACTTCTGATAAATATCCTTTGAAATCATCAGTTTGTGCTGGAGTTGTTCCAACATAGTAATTCAGATATGCAAGATCAATTGTGTCATCAGTAAAAGTTGGAGCGTTCAACTGTTCTTCACCGTCAACATACATATGCCTTTTGTTTGTATCAGACATATCAACAGACATCATAAAATGATGCCAATCAGAATCGGTATATGTAGCAGAAGTCAATAACTGAAGAATTAAAGTTCCGTCTGAACTTCTACCAAGAACCTCTATTTTATCTGTGGAATCTAACTTTATTGTTGCTCGTGCATTATTACCTAACAGTCTATTATCTACACCTGTATTACCATCACGCTTGAACCATAGTGATACTGTCCATTGTTTTGAATCAGTACCATATGCCCCTACGTTCCTGAAAAAATCATTAGAACCATTGTAATATGCAGCGTCTTTGTAAGACATTATTTACCTTTAGTTTACCCAATCATTTGTAGTATTTTGTTGCTATCCCATGCCATACTAAAAGTTCCATTAGTTGATATTTTAGGATTACCTTCTGATACTCCATTAAATTGAACAATATTAATAACTAAATTGCTTGTACTCCTATATAATGAAAACCCATATGCAGAAATAGTTGCGTTAGTCCAGTTAACACTATTTCCGTTAAAATAGGCTCTGTTATCAACATCACTTGAATATGCTGATACTCCAGATAGTGATACTCCACCAGCTTTATAATTAGTTCCAGATATTTCATTTGCAGACAAAACCGTCCAGCTTCCAATATCTTTTATAGTATCTTCTGCTGAAAGTACAATATTGTCTAATAATGCAATCTTCAAATCAGATCCACTAACAGCTGAAATCATTGTTTCTTTTGCTAGGTTTGTAACAATGTTTGGCATATTTTTTTCTCCTACTTAATTATTTAAAAATTGGGATGGAACTTGACTGGTATTTACATTTGAAAACATTTGTTGTAACTTACGAGTATCGTCCATCATCTTTTGAATTTCCGGTGGTATTTCCTTTTGACTATTTTCCTCTGCTATTTTCTCTATCTTCTCCTGTTGTTTTACATGTTGTTTATATTCTGGTGGCAACATTTCTGGTGGAACATGTTTTAACATTTCTTCATCCATTTTCGGAACTTCCATCAATGGTCTTGCTGTTGTGTTTATTCTTGATTCAGGTGGTAAATCAGCGACACCGTCTATTTCAACGCTACTATCTCCACCCAATAAATCTGAAGCTGCTTCTGTTATACTTTGATTGTTAACAGATTTATCCACTTTTCCAGAGTCATCATAGAATCTTGTTGATAAAGGCATTCCACCAGATGAACCCGCTTCATCAATTCCATCTAAAATAGCAGTTGCTCTATCAACTTCATTTTCTGTTATTGTTTCTTTCTTTTCTATTTTATCAATATTACCATCAATATAACTTTGTAAAACTTTAACAGCTTGACTAACACTCTCTGGTGATTCTTTACCAGTATTTTCTTTCATGAAATTTTGTAATATACTAGTTGCTTTGTTAACGTCTAAGTCATTGTTTTCGTTAACATATCTTTTCTTTTTAATTACAAATTTCTTTTTAACTTTCTTTTTACTTGGTTTTTGTATTTCAGCTTGTTCTCGGATTATTTTTTGTTCCATATTTTTATCAAAATCATCCAAGTATTCTAGAAAATTACCCATACTTAGCCTCCAATTAAATTATAACAAAAGATCATTAACTTCATTTATATATGATTCATAGACTGTGCTTTCAAGTGCAGCGACTTCTTGTTCTTGAGTTGGTGCTTCTGATTCTGCTGGTGCTTCTTCTGTTGGAGCCTCAGCTGGTTTTTCTTCTTCAACTTCTTCTTTTTCCTCTTTTTGTTCTTCTTCTTCGTCTTCTTCTTTTTCTTCAGTTTCTTCTTCTTCGGTTTCTTCTTCGTGTTCTTCAACTTCTGGTTTTGTTCCCATCAAGTCATATTCAAATGCGATTTCTTTTGTTGAACTAAGCCACTTCTCCAAAAATTTTCTAACTGTTGGATCATCAACAAAAAGAAGTTTTTTCAAATCTCTAGCTATTTCTTCCTTTTCTTCTTTTTGATAATAGTTGTTCGCAACATTAAATTCTGTTATTTTCTTTAACAAAACTCTAGCTTCATCTCTTGTATTTTTCTCTGCCATTTTTAAACTCCTATTATTTCTTTGTTATAAAATTATCTATCTCATTTTTAAATTCTTGATCTAAATCGACCATCTTTTTTACACTTGTGTTTTTAGCTTCTTTGGCTTTAATATAAACATCAAAAACTAAATCTTCAAAAGCTCTTTCATCGAAACTATTAAATCTTTCTTCAATTTGAATATATGAATCTTTAAAATAAGAATTCATCATATAGTTTCTTGCAATAGCCAATAAGTCTTTTGCTTTATCTTTAACATAATCTGCGAACTCTTTTCCACTTAAATCTTCAAAACCATTTTCTTTAAATGTTCTTCTAACTTCTCTCCTAGATAATTCTATTGCATTTAATAAACATTCTCTATAATTAATATACTCTTTATCTAATTCTTTTGAACTTGCCTTCTTATCGGTAGTCTCTAGTTTTTTATTCTGTTGTTCTTTATATGTTCTTAACAATTCTAGAATAAGCATTTCGATTTTTTGCTCGGCATAGTTCATCTGGGTTTCCAATATTCTTCTTGAAATCTGATCTATTTGTGTTTTATATTTTTCAGATATTCCAAATATAATTAGAATACAATCACCACAACTTCTCTTTTTTGCTACAAATTTTTCAAAAATCCAAACAGATAATTTTCTTATCTGTGGAGTTAATATTATAATAAGTAACACTATTATAAGAGTAGTTATACCTTGCCACGATGGTAATTTATCAAGGAAGTTAAAAAACCCAGTAAAGAAACTTGAAATAACACTCATTAGACCTCCTCATTTTTTTTGACAATTATCTTAAGCTTAACTTTGTTTTTACCGGCTGATTTTTCCTCCCTATCAATATTAAAGTAATTACCATATGTTCTATATATTTCATTAGTTATATACATGAAAAGAGTTTCTAAAAAATAACTATATTTGGCATCCTCTTTACCAACAATAAAAGTAAAATGTGCCTCTCTATCCGCAATTTGTATAGAAAATTTTACACTATTTTGATAAAAATGTTTATCAATAGTATCTCTAACTATTTTAACAACCTCGTATAAAATAAGATTATCAGCAATATCAAATCTTTTACCACGACCATATATCTCCATTGCCCTAGCATTGGAATACATTATATCATCAGTCGATTTTAAAACATCTGAATATGATTTTTCTTCAAATTCTTGAAGATATTTTTTGTAATGCATTTATTCTCCACTAGTTAAAATAAAACTAAAGCTTTACCTTATTATTTATAATTTTTCTAAGTCTATTTGTTTGTTAACAAATTTAAAGCCTTGTTTCTTGTAATAACTTAGCCTTTTTAACCAATGAGAATAAACATAATTTTTGTGGAGAATTTCTTTACCTGCTCTATATGTTTTATATGTCAAATCATCAACTATATCCCATAATATTAACTTGCTCTTACTTTCATGCTTTCTCAACCCACGACCAATACTTTGTAGTACCTTAATTTTACTTTTATAACTAGAATAAAATACGACCTGATGTAACCTTGGAATGTTAACTCCAGTTGATAAAGTTCCATATGATGCTAATAAAATATTACCGCCTTTACCTCTCATTTCATTTCTAATCTTTTCCCTCTGATTAGCTGTAGTCTTTCCATAAATTATATGTAAATTCCAGTCCTCAAAATGATTCTCTATGTAATCCTTAACTACCAATAAATGGTCCTCAATTTCATGACATAAAATAAGTATGTTATTATCCTTTTTAGAATGATTTATTATGTAATCTAAAATCTTATTCCTATTGGCGTAACTCTGTATAATATCAACCTCTTCCACATAACTGTAACTTTCATATTTTGTTAAATCAACAATATCTTTTGGATACTTAATAAATATGTTAGCAACCATAATATCGGATAGAAAACCTTTATCAATTAAATCACTAGTTTTCTCCTTAGCAATCACAGGCCCTAAATAACCTGAAATTGTCAGAAAATCAGCCTTTTCATTCTTGATATTAATATCTTGTAATGAACCTGTAAGTCCAATTCTGTAGTCAGCATTTGAGCTCTTTTCTAAGATTGATTTTAGACTAGCTGCTTTAGCTCCATGTGTTTCATCAATTATGACCATTCCAAAGTCCCTGAAAAACTCAGGACTCTTTTTATGAATACTTTGCCAAGTAGATATTATTATTGGCTTATTCCAATCTCGTTTCTTAGCAGCGCCATAAATTAATGTCGCATATGATTCACATGATGACCAACCATAATCAACAAAATCACTAAACATTTGTTTAACTAAATTTATACTCGGAACAACCAATAAAACCTTCTTTTCAGTCGTAGCCAAGATAAATCTAATTAATGTATATAAGACTAGAGATTTACCGCTGGCAGTCGGGTGTTCTATAATACCTCTCTTGTTGCGTAATGCCTTTTTGATGGCATAATCTTGATAATCTCTAGGTATATATCCTTTTTTAAAGATGCTTTTGTAAAGTTTATCAACATCATCATCATCAATCTCACACTTAAGTTCTGATATATCAAAATTAAATTTATAGTTATAATTAAATTTCTTACAGAACCTAATAAATTGTGGTAAAAGACCGATAGGAAATTGATTGGTGTTTCTATTGTAATATTTTAACTCACCTGACCATTCACCTGTTCTAAACTTAGGATGGAACCAGAAGTCTTTAGCTTTACAGGAAAACTCTTCTCCTAATTCCAATTGTTGTTCAATTGTTATTTTAGAAGGTGAAATATAAACTTCATCAACTTTATCTAAAATAATTGTATAATCTATCATTCTAATTTATCCATATATTTAACTATGAAGCCCCATTTTAAGCTTAAGAAGCTCTATAAAATTTTTGATACGATAACCAGTATTTGTTATATTTTGAAGTGTCATTTCTAAGTAAGATACAATAATTTCTTGATTTTGAAAATCAAGGCACTTATTATAATACTTATCATCAGCCTTAACATAGACATCAATTTCTTTATTTGAGTCTAGTTGATAGTCGCTTTTAAATTTAAATTTGTGATATAATTCACCGTAAATTTTATCTTTTTCAGCTGAAAGATTTTTAAGAATTCTCAATTCTTGCATATACAAGGAAACATATTTGCTATATAGTCTTGAGAAGTTAAGGGATTTTTCAGCGGCGTTTGTTTCGTCTACGAGTAAATCATTTTCAACTTTTAGTTTCAATTTTTTGAAATCTTCAATTTTCATATAAACCTCCATTTCTACATATATTTATCATATTAACAACATCAACAATCCGCAGGATTGTTGGTTGCGCCAGCAACAATTCAGGTCTTTCCACTAAAGTGTCTTAGGTTTATTTAAAACCTTAAGTTGATCTAGAAATTAAGTTTAAAGGTCTAGGTTCTAGATAAATTTAATAACTTAAAGTTTCATTAAGATTATATCTATATATAAACCCCCCTATATACTATATTAATAAAAAATCATCCCCCCTTGAAATGATTTCAGAACACCTTGACTTTAAAGTTTTATTTAAATGTTTAAATAATTATTTAAATGTTTAAATAAATGTTGACAAGATAGAAATAAAATGTTATATTAATTACAGTAATAAAGTTCAGTTGATATTTTAAGTTAAAGGTCTGGAGTATGATAATATCATTTAAGCAATTGAAATTCAAAAACATTCTATCCTTTGGTGCAAAAGAAACCGTAATTGATTTTACTAAAGGTATAAATCTTATATCTGGAAAAAATGGTTCTGGCAAATCAGCAATATTAGATGCTTTGTCGTTTTGTCTTTTTGGAAAACCATATCGTAATATTAAAATTAAAGAATTAATAAACAGAAGAAATAAAAGAAATACAGAAGTTACATGTGAATTTACAATAGATAATCGTAGTTCATATGTAATAAAACGTACACTTGAACCATACTCCTTAGAAATAGTGAAAGATGGAAACGAAGAAGATTTACTTTCATCTAAAAGATTGAACCAAGAAGAACTTGACAAAATCATAGGAATTAATTATTACTTATTCAAACAAGTAATCTCATTGGCAGTCAACTATAACAAACCATTCCTTTCATTATCTTCAATGGAAAAAAGACAAATCATTGAACAAATTTTTAACATCACAGTCTTTGGTCAAATGTTAAAAGAGGCAAAAAGAAAAAATGCCGATACGTTTGTTCGATATGAAATGAGTTTGAATTCAATTAAAATTCTTGAAGAAAATTTAAAAACACTTAGAAAAAATCTTAAAGAAATAACAACAGCAACTAAAGATTTTGAAAAAAATAAACAAACGGAAATTCAAAGTATAGAAAAGAGGATACAGAAATATCATGAAGATATATACGCAATAAAAACCGATATTGATAGAGTTGAAAAAGAATTAATCTCATTTTCACTATTAAATATGGAAGAAACAATAACAGAAAATAAATTAAAATTATCAGAAATAACCAAAATAACAAATACCACAGAATATACAATTGAAAATAATCATAATACAATTCATAATTTAGAAAATGATGTAGTTTGTCCGAGATGTAAAACAATATTAACAAAAGAACATAAACAAAAAGAAATAGAAAAATTAAATAATGAATTAAAAAATCTTAAAAAAGAATTGGAAACCAAAGAGAGCGAAAGGAAAGAATATGTAGAGCATCTTGAATATTTAGAAAGTCTAAAAGTAAACTATAACAAATATCAAGGAGAAAAGAAAAATTTAGAAGAAAAAAAGAAAATGTTAGAATCTGAATTGAAACATTTAAATGAAAATTTAAATAAAGTTTCAAATAGAAAAATTGATATTGATGTTGATTCTATTACTAATGATTTCCACAAAAAAATTGAAGAATATAAAATAGTCTTTAAAGATTCACAAAATCTAAAAAACATAATTGAGAACTATGAATTGGTTTACAACATTTTATCAGAATCAGGAATCAAAGCATTCTTTTTCAGAAAACTAGTTCCGATTCTTAATTCAAAAATAAATGAGTATCTCCAATTGTTTGAAATCCCGATTGTTTTATCATTTAATGAATTAATGGAAGAAAAAATAACGAACTATGAAAACATGAAGAGTGACATTTCATACTGTTCGTATTCCGAGGGAGAAAAGAAAAGAATTGATATGTCGATTCTTTTATCATTCATTAGTATTACAAAAACAATATCAAATTGGAATTGCAACCTTCTATTAATTGATGAATTATTAGATAGTGCAATTGATGAGTCCGGTTTAGATAAACTAGTCACGAGTCTTAAAAATATGACTTATGAAAGTAATTTATCTGTTTACATTATATCTCATCGTTTACAACAAGATTATAGTTCGAAATTTAATAATTGCTTACAAGTAGAAAAAGTAGATTCTTTTTCAAAAATAGAATATATTTAATAATAGATATGGAGGTTGTAAATGATGTATTGTAAAAATTCGGATTTCTTGAAAATGCTCAAGGAATACGAAAAAACAAAATCAAGGAGAGTTAAGAACGAAATAGGAAAAACATTTGTTAATATTGCTGAAAGATTTTTAAGGAAAGCAAGTTTTGTAGATTATACAGAAGATAGAAAAAAAGAAATGGTTTCTGATGCAACATATTATATGTGGCGATTTGTTGGAAATTTTGACTTAACACAAAAAAATCCATTTTCGTTTTTTACAACTATTGTTAAACATGCGGTTTACCAATATTTAAATGATAGAAAAAAATATGACTCTATGTTTACTTGTGTTGACTATGTTGACTTTTTTAAAAAAACCGATAACAACAGGATTGAAAATTAATGAATTCTAATTTAGTATGTTTATGTAGCGACTTTCATTTTGGTGTAAAGAAAAATTCTGAAATTTATTTTCGTAATCAGAAAAATTTTATAGTCAATCAATTTGTTCCATATCTCAAAGAAAATAAAATAAAAAGAATTTTCATTCTTGGTGATGTATTTGATAACAGGAGTAGTATTAATACCAAAATACAAAATGAAGTTTTTAATATATTTAATGACTATTTTAAAGATTTTGAAATTTTTATATTAGTTGGAAATCATGATTGTTATTTTAATAGTACGATTAATGTTAACTCAATTAAATTTTTGGGCAAGTTTGAAAATATAACAATCGTAGAAGAAAACATGATTATTGAAAATAATGGTAAGAAAATATTATTGACACCTTGGATTGTTAATTTTTCTGATTTTATAGATTATATTAGTGACAAAGAATTTGATGTGAGTTTTGGTCATTACAATGTTAAAGGTTTTCATTATAACAAATATAAAACTAGTGAAGATGGATTAGATGGATCCTTGTTCGGTAATAAATGCAAGAAAGTATTTTCTGGTCACTTTCACATCAGGAGTAAACAAACATTCAAAGATTGTGAAATAATCTATATAGGTTCTCCATATCAAATAACAAGAAATGATAGAGATGAAGAAAGAGGATTTGTAATTTTAAATACAGACGATCTAACTTATGAACACATCGACAATACAATTTCAATGAAATTTATTAAGTTACAATTTCCACAAAAATTCACTAGACAATTAATTAATGGAAATATTATTGATGTTCATGTTAAGTATGATAAAAATTATTCAGAAGAAAAAGTCGATAAATACATTAAAAGAATAATAGAATATCAACCAGCATTTGAGCCTGTAATAGCAATTGAAACTGATGATATGCTTAATGCAGGTTTAGATTTAAATCTCAATTTAAGATCAATTCCAGACTTGATAAGAGAATATATAGATACAATAGAAATGAGAAACAAAGACGACGTTTATCAAATTTTAATAGATTTATACGATGAAACAAAATAAGGAGATTTTAGATGCCAAAATTACCATGTAGTAACATTGACCAATTTAGAAGTCAATTGTCTAAACCAAATGAAGCTTATACAATTCAAGAACAAGAAAATGTTGGTGAGATAGCCAAAGTACAAAAACATTTAGTTGTAAGTCATACTTCGGATAGCACAGGTTGTGGTCACATTAGAAATATATTTCCTATGACTTATCTTAATTCTATTTTTGGTAAATCAGGTAGATTTAATATTATCATATCACCTGTATTAATAATGCAACCCGATATTCTTATGAAAGTTAGATCTGTTTACTTTCAAAGAACCATGGCACCCGGACATAGAGCAGCTGTTGAACAATATAAAGCATTACAACAAAAATATGGATATAAAATGATATATGATATTGATGACTTTATTTGGGATGGACCTGATGAAGGTGAATGTATACCACCTTATAACTTTGGTGGATATTCAATTGGTGATGACGTTAAACAAGCAGCCATTGATATTATGAACAAGATGGATTTGGTTTGTACATCTACAGACTTCCTTGGTCAGTATATTAAAAAAAGAGGAGTTACAGTTCCAATTACAACTGTACCTAACTCAATATCACAATATTTCTGGGGTAACCAAAGAAAAAAACCAATTAAGAAAAAAATTGTAAAACCTAAAGTTATTTATACTGGATCTCCAACTCATTATTGGAATGAAAAAAGAATGCCGGGAGATTGGGAAAATTCATGGA